CCTCGCAAATAGACCACTTCTTTTCTTCGTTTAGATAGGAGTACCTAAAAACTTTATTTGGTTTTATTTATTAGTTTCCGTATAATATTAGGAATAAATTAACATCAAGTATGATATCATGTCTTTCTTTTAGTTCTGTTGCTAAAATAAGGAGCTTATCATTGACTCTGTTGATGTCTTTTATTCTCTTTGTTCTGTATGAGGCTAAGAAATATATGTCTTTTATGTTCTCTTTAAATGGATAAAGGTTATTATTAAGAAGGAAATTGTATAGCGGATTGTTATGTTTTCTCATTTTAATTACATTGTCTTTATCTAATTTCTGTTTGTGACTAATTCTTGATTGAGCGTTGCTTAAGGTGTTTCTACTTGCTGTAACTCTTTTATTTTTTGCTAATGCTTTATATTCAGAGCTATTCTTATATCTTTTAATATCGTTTTGTTTTAATACCATGACCTGTTGTTTTTTAATTCTAATAAGCTTTGATAACCGTTTTCTATCTATCTCTTTATTTTCTTTATCAATAAGGTATTCATCATAAGTATTAAATCCAAACTTTTTTGCTGTTGCCTTTAATAGATTAGCCTTATTAACAGGATTACTATAATAACTTTTCATAACCTCACTAACATAATTAGAATGATCTTTACGCCAATTTTGACCGCCTGGAGATAAATTATACCAATAGTCTTTATTGTTTAAACAATTATATTCTTTGATATATTTAATTTCAGCTAGATCTATTTCTTTTCTATTATCGCAAGTAAATATAATCTCTTTAGAAAAGTTGTTTTTACCGTATTTTTTAATAGCTAACAATAGCATAGTGCCACTACCTAAATAGTAATCTTTATTTATATTGGTATTTTGAGACTTTCTTTGACCTAAGTATTTTTTATTATTAATAAGATTAGTTGTAATATAAATATAATGTATAGACATTTAAATACTCCACGAAAGTATTAAGATTAGGTACTAATGATTCGTGGTCACTTTCCCTATGTGATAATAATATCATTTATTAAGGAGTTATTCAATTAGCTTTTAATAGTCATTTTTACCCCTACATTATGATATGCAATAGATTATTAACTGGATATGTTTGATTGATTGGTTTTTGTGGGTTTATTGGGGTGAAAGTGACCGTTATGATAATGAGTAGATAATAGCAATGTACACTTACACGCTTTAAGTGTGTTTTTGAGTTAGTCGCCTTTATAACTAAAAAAAATACACTGTTTTTTTAATAAAACTTTTTACTATAAATAGGGTAGAAAGTCGTTTTACACTTTTAAGTGTACATTAACTTGTGGATAAATTGTGGATAACCTCTGTTTCCCCTTTGTATGTAACGGATAGCTTCCTTGTGGATAACTGCTTTTTTTTATGTGTACATTTGTAACTCATTCTATAGTAATGGTTATTAGTAGCGTTTATTGCGACCCCTGCCCTCTTTAAATGGACTTAGAGCTAAATAGTAGATATTTAATGCGTTACATGGATTGATGTTTTACTGATATAATAATATTAAATAATCTTGACATTAAAGTAATATAGTATATTATAGGTATTATATTAAAGCAAAGGAGCTTATTAAATGGCTGAAAACATTCAAGGAACTTATTATTTAACTAAGGAAGAACATCGAGAGTTTAAAATCAGATGTATTACTGATGGGGTATCTATGACCGAAAAGATAAAGGATCTTATTAAAGAGCATTTAAATAAAACTGATAAAAAATAAAGGGATCTTATATGTCATTAGAAATATATAACGAAAATGGATTTAAATTCCATCCATGTAAAATAGATAAGTCCCCACAAATAAAAGGATTTATTCCAAAAGATATTGGTAGAAAAAAGTATAGCAAAGATAATATTGAAATACCTAACAGAGATTGGAAAGAATCTGAAAATCAAATTAGCATAGATCAAGCCGAGACACTTCAAAAAACAGGTCACATGATTGGTGCGTGGATTCCAGAAGATATTGTTATTATTGATTTAGATACCCATGAAGGGAAGGCTGATGGGGTTGATAGTTTTAAAGAGATTATTAAAAAACTCGATATAAATATTAACTTTTCAATGAGTACGACTTTTGTTAAAACTGCAGGCGGTGGATATCATTTATTATTTTATGTTGGGAAAGATCATGGATTCAAACAAGGGACATTAAAAATAGACGGTTCTGAAATTGGTATCGATATTAAAACTAATAAAGGCTACGTTATAGCATCGGGATCACCTGGGTATTTAACAATAAATAACGACGATCCTATGATTATGCCCGATAGATTAAAAGAATGGATTTTGGATTTACAAAATAAAACAAATACCGTGCCTAGTAAAAAACAAGATAATCCAGAATATGGTAATAAAAAAAGAATTACCCCTAAGTTATTAAAATCAATATTAAATAAGCTGCCAATAGAAAGTTTTAATTCAAATGATAGATGGTTAGAATTTATTATGTCTGTAATTTCTACTGCAGGGGATAGTGTTGAAATAGTCGAAATCCTAGATGATTGGAGTTCTAATGATCCGAACTACTCACAAGATAGAAGCGTAAGGAGTAGAATAAGCTCTATATCTTCAGTAGGTGGGATAACTACAGGCACATTTATTAATCTATTAAGAGAAGAAAATTTAAGCCCGTATTTAATAAACCAGGTTGTTAAAATAGATTCATTAACAACCTCTATTTTAAGTTCGGAAGAAAAAGAATCTGATTTACCATTTAAAGAACCAGACTATAACTATCTTGTAGAGTTGCCTGAGTGTAGTGAGTTTTTCACATTTCAAGGGAATAGTTCAGCTAAAAAAATCCTATTTGAAGCATTTAGTGGAAACATTATTTACTCAAAACAAGAAAAAGAAACATTTTATTTTGATGGTAACAAGTGGGAAGTCCTAAGAGATATGTATTCTATTGTTTATACAATAATGATTAGGGTTGCAAAGGTTTATTACCAGAACCAAGAGGAAGGAAAAGAAAACAACGACCGATTATTAAAGATAATAAATTGTGTTAACGATACAACATGGAAATCTAAAACAATTACAGAACTAAATTCAATGATACGCGAAGATGTTGTTAGTTGGGACCCTACGGCTATTATGGAAACTGTAACAACTACGGATGGGGTAATAGAATTTAGGGACGGGAAAATAATAAAAAGAAAAGGATATAGAGGCGAATATAGAAGAAGTTTTGTTTCTTATACTACAGATGAAATATTAAACTCTAAAGATCCTGTTTATTTTAAAGAATTTATGAAAAACTCATTTCCAGACGACGAAACATTACTAATGGCCAATCAACTTGTTTCGTTATGTATTTCTGGGTCTGTTGAAAAACGTATATTCCAATTATGGGAAGGTGAAGGTTCTAATGGTAAAAGTACATTAATAGATATCATCTTAGAAATATTAAAAGGTAAGTCTAATACATATAATTCTAATCTACTTATACCAGATAAATATGCACGTTCTGGAGAATTAACACCTGATTTAGAAAAGTTTCCAGGATCATATGCAGCAATGGCAACAGAGGTTGAACAATCAGCAGAATTTTCACTTGGAACAATTAAAAAGCTATCGGGTGGAGATCCAATTCTAATAAACCCTAAGTTTAAATCATCAAGAGAAATAGAACCAACATGGCAATTAATATTGGCAGTTAATGATTTACCCCGCTTTAATTCTACAGATGAAGCATTTATTGGAAGATTAAGAGTACTACCTTTTGTTATGAGATTCCCAAGAGATGATAACGAAAAACAACGATTTTTAGCACAGGGAACTCTTCCAGAACATATTGGTATTTCTAAGCCTAAGAATAAATTAAAAGCAGATATATTTAGTGAAAAAGCAGGAGTAATAAGACATTTAATAAACATCTATGTTGATTTGCAAAAAGGTGGAGGGAAAATATTCGAAAGTGAATTAGCTAGAGATAAGAAAAATGTTTACATCCAGGATAATGATGATTTTGGTAAATTCATAAATGATGTTTGTATAATAGAGCCTAATGCATTTTGTACATCAAATGAAATAACAGAAGCTTTTAAGGATTACCTAGGATTAAAAAAAGCATCCTCTAAATGGGTAATAACTTCAGTAAAAAAACATAATAGATCAATTGGGACTGCATCAAGAGAGGTTATTATAAAAGGTGAATACAATATGGATGTTAAAAAACGGCGAAGAGGTTTAACAGGTATTAGATTAAAAACCCAGATAGAATTAAATATAACGGATTTAAAAGCAGATAAAGGAATAACGGACAATATACCATTTTAAGGAGAGATTATGTTGAAAGATTGGATTGACGAAAAAGAATATATGCCATGTAAGAAGTGTAATAATAAACATTTTGTAGAAGAGTTTTCAGATAAGAAAATAAAAAGATATGCTTTAAGATGTGCAAAATGCAACAAATTTATAGCATGGATTCCAAAATGTTACGAAGATGAAATAAAAGAAATAAAAAAAATATTTGCAGGGAGCAGTTAGTTATGTTAACCCAAAAACTAACCACCCTAAAAACCATAACAGAAAAACTAAAAACCAGATTCTTAAATACAACATTTGAGCTATCGTTTAATCGTAATATACCGATAGAAGTGCAGAGGGATTTAAGGGAGATTGAGAGGAGATTGAAGTGAATATAGTAAGCCTATTTAACGGCCATTCAGGCGGAAACATATCATTTGATGAAGCCGGTATAAAATACGAAGGTTATTATTCCAGCGAAGTAGATAAACACGCCTTAAAAATGGAAAAATATTTATATCCGGATAATATACAAATGGGTGATGTTAGAAATATATACTATAAAGATGGTTATTTAACTACAGATAACGGCGTTTTTTATGTTGGTTCAGTTGGTGCTTTAATTGGTGGGTCCCCATGTCAATCATTTTCTTTTGCTGGTAAACGTAACGGAATGACAACAATAGAAAATATATTAGTTACTACACTGGATCAGTATTTAATATTAAAAGACGAAAATTTCCAATTTGAAGGATATTCTTATTTATTCTGGGAGTACATGAGAATCTTGAAGGAAATTAGAGTAGATAATCCGGATGTATTTTTTATGTTGGAAAATGTAAAAATGGAAAAGAACTGGAATATTGTTATTAATGATGCAACCGGGATTGAGCCAGTCCTAATAAATAGCAACTTAGTTTCTGCACAAAACAGAAAAAGATTGTATTGGACTAATATACCTGGGAGTGAATTAACTTTATTTGGAAATTGTATCTCTCAACCTAAAGATTTAAAGCCAAAAATAAAAGATATCTTAGAGGATATTGTGGATGAAAAATATTATTTATCTGATGAAATGGTAAAAGGATTTATAGAAAAATCACCACATTTAGGATATATAAATCAAGATACTCAAGCTAGTAAAGTTATATCTGAAACTGAACAAGCGCAAACATTATGTGCAGGAACTCACGGTTACGCAAATGGTTATGTAAAAATTTCAACATGTGCAGTCCGTGGAAGAAATCCAGATAATCCAAAATCAAGAGAATCAGGTCTTGAAACTGAACAAATGTTAGAAATAAGTAAAACGCCTACCCTGTCAAATTGCTTAACAACCGTTTCAAAAGACTCTATGATTTTATTATCTGAAGAGATGGGGGCAAACAATATAAATAAAACATCAAAAACTTTAAGAGTTGGGGGAAAAAGTTCATATAATAAAAAACATTCATATGATTTAATACTGGATCCCATCGAATACAGAATAAGAAGATACACTCCAAGAGAATGTGGGCGACTGCAGACTATACCAGAGCATATAATTGATAAAATGCTTAAAGCCGGAGTTTCTGAAACACAGTTATATAAACAATTTGGTAACGGATGGAACATTAAAGTGATAGTTCATATTTTACAGGGATTAAAGGAGAACCAATGAAAACATACAATCACAACTACGTAGACTATCTAAAACGACCAAACGGAATGATTTCCACCTCTGCAAAACGTGGCTCATGCAATAGCTTAACAAGAAGAGGATCAACAACAATTGTTGAATTTTTCAATCTATATAAAAATGACGAAATTGTTTTAGAGAAAACTAAAATGAAGGAAATAATGGTCATTACAAAATTAGCACCTGCAACCGTATATAAATTATACCACGATCAAAAAATATCAGGACTAGGCTATAAAATAACAGAATATATAAACATTACTTGACATACGACAAGAGTTAAAGTATATTTAAGAGGATAAGGAGCGAAATTATGTTAAAAAAAGAGATTATAGAGTTTGAAAATATTGTAACTGATTTATATGCAATATCTGAAAGTCCTTGTTTTAATGATGAAATGAGAACTAAGGCTAGTAATTTACAGTATTATATTAATAAGTATAAGGTTGAACCATTTAAGGTTGGGGACTGGGTAAAAGTTGAAACTAAATCTTTTGGGTTTTTCTTCGCAAAAATTATTGAGTTTGATAATATAGATAACGAGAAAGTAGTTTTGTTTTTCGGTTTATCATCTTGGTATGATTTTGACAAATTAACATTAACCAAACTATCAAACGAACAAATAAAATCATTAAACTTGGAGCAAGCAAAATGAACAGCGAAAAACTAACAAGAATCAGAACAAACGAGCTAGGATTCACGACCCTAGAAATGGCTTTTCACCTGGATATGTCAATATTAGATTATACCCATATCGAAACAGGTGAATATGAATTATCATTTAGAGAACTCAGCTTAGTTAGTACTTTAGTTTCTAAATATAAAATTCCAAACATAAATGATACTTATGTAATGGATATAGTTAAAAATCCCAACCTTAATTTATCTCAGAAATCACAAAAAATTGCAAAATGTGACTATAATGAAGCCTGCAAAAGATCAAACAAACCTGTCGATAGATCAAAACTAATGAGTGATGAAACTATATTAAGACATTTGGAAAATCGGATTGAGGGGGATATAGATTAATGCCGATAGATTACAAAAAATATCCACCAAATTGGAAAACAGAAATTAGACCGAGAATTTTAAAACGTGCTGAACATAAATGTGAGTTTTGTGGTATTGAAAATTATGCTATAAATCCAAGAGGTTCAAAAGTTGTTTTAACAATTGCACACTTAGACCATGATCCAGAAAATTGGAATGTAACAGATGATAGATTAAAAGCATTATGTCAAAAATGTCACTTTTCTACACACAACAAGGAAAAATCATGAACAACGAACGAAACATAAATAACCTACTCCATGCCGGCAACTCAGCACAGATTGAAAAACTAAATGAGAATGAGCATAAAGACGGATTTGATAAACTTCCTTTATATTTATGTCTGGATGGAATGTTAGAAGAAAAAGATGAAGTTTGTGAAGAATACAATAAAAAAGTAATCGACCACAAAGCATTAAGAAGAGAATTTGCAGATGTTGCTAATTACGCACATATGGGAATTATGGCATGTGACAGGGAAATTGAGAAGGAGGGAACAATTGATGGATAATAAATTTAATCAAATTTTCGAAGAAGCTGTTTTAAAAGAATCAAGTTCAAGGATTACGGAATTAGAAAATCTTGTAGATGAATACAGGAACGATGCTTTAAAGTTAAGCAAAAAATTAGAAGAAGAAATGGGCAAGAATGTTTACTATAAAGAGATTATATATTTACCGTCATTCTCTCGTAGATATACTCCAGAATCAAAGATAGAATTTATTGCAGTTGACGATTTAACAGAGGAACTTAAATTAACGAAAGAAGTAGCCGATGCATTTTTAAAAGATAAATTAAGGATGGAAAAATTTATATTAAACAATAGGATTAGAGCATTTTCATACAAACAGTTTAGTAAAAAGGAGCAAAAATAATTATGAGAAAAGCATTTTTAACAGGAAACATTGGAAAAGATCCAGAAGTTTTTAGTCCAGACGGTAGCGAATACAGTTGTTTAAAATTCAGTATCGCTAATAATGAGGAATCACGGAAAGTTGGTGAAGAGTGGGAAAATATCACATCATGGTTTGATTGTGAGTATTGGACTAAAAAACCTACTGAGTGGTTAAACAGATTGGTAAAAGGTAAATCAATCGCAATTGAAGCCAGAGTAAAACAACAAACATGGGAACAGGACGGCAATAATAGAAGTAGAGTTTTATTTATTGTTGAAGGTTTTCCACATGAGGGACAGACCAGAGTAAGTGGTAATAATACTCCAGCTAGTAATGCACCTGCTGGTAATAATAATTATGAAGATCCAAATATACCATTTTAACCAACACATAACACAATATTAAAATTATATGGAGGGCATTAAATGTCAGAAAGTTACAAAAAGAGTATGTCTATTGAGGACATAAACAAAGGCGCAATTACAGAATTGTTCGAAATTGAGTACCAAAAATTATTAAACAATTTAGCAGATGAAAATTGCAGCTGGAAAAAAGAAAGATCTATTGTTATTAAGTTAAAGGTTAAATTAACTTCCGAGAGTAGAGAATCAGCAACTAGTTCTGTTGAAGTTAACCTTAACACAGCACCACCAAAACCTAATGAGTCAATGATTAGTTTAGATTGGGATGGTAAAAATGTTCAAGCTTTTTCTAGACATGAAGAGATCCAACCAGATTTAGACAATGTAACAGAATTTAAAACTGCGGGAGGTCAATAATGATAGATTCAGATTTTATTGAAAAAATAGAAACATTAGTTAAGAAAAATACAGGTATTATAACAGATGGTGCTGGTAAAGAATATTCTTTTGAGAACTTAAAAAGAGTCTATTCCGATCCAAGACCAAGTTCAATTAATATTAAATCCCTTGATGGTTTAGTTGATTATATTAAATCTAATCCAGACAAATACGAGATTGCAGATTTAATAATTCATGTTGTAGATTACAGAACAGTTAAATTGTTAACTAAAATCCAGGGTGAAACTAACGAGCGACACACTGTATTGATTGCAACATTAGACGATGTTAATGAATTTCCATTTGGTAGACAACTTGGACAAGAGGCATTTATTATTAAATGTAACTCTCTATTCCAAGATACAACCGACTTAGCAAGTATAATTCGTTATACTGCTAAAATTGATACTGAAAATAAAGTTATTACTGAAGATGATGGAATTGGTCAAAATGTTAGAATATTAACAGGAACATCTGGAGTTGCTGGAGAACGTGCATCAATCCCATCAAAAGTAAAACTTAAACCTTTTAGAACATTCCAAGAGCTAGAGCAACCACAAAGCGAATTCTTATTCAGAATGGCTACAGGTGAAGGTGGTGCAACTTGTACACTACATGAAGCAGACGGTGGGTCATGGGTTAGAGATGCCAGAAAAATAATAGCTGGTTATCTAGATTCAAACATTGAAGTAGAAATACCAATAATCAGTTAAAAGGAGCGAGGGGGTTAGAAATAGCCCTCTTTTTATTATGATAAATATAACCATTAAAGACACATTTAACAATATAATTTTTACTGGAGAAGTAGAGGACATTAAATCAATAAATACTACTCAATATAGAATATGGTTTAAATCTCCTTTAGGTGTTTTATTAAATGAATCAGTCAGTAAAAATATGGTTATTATATGGTAACCTATTTCCACTCAGACCTATTAAACAAAAAATGCAAACTAGATACAGATACGGAACTTGTTACAGTACAGGAACTATCCGATTTAGAGAATAAATATGTAACATATAATAAAACTGAGTGCGAAATATTAGAATATAAAGAGATAGACCCATATATATTTAAACTAAAAAAAATGTATGGTGGCGAAATTGTAGAGCATGTTGGATTAAGCGAATTGAGGATGAAGGGGATATTATGAAAAAGATATTAAAAACACTTTTATGTTGGTCTTTAGAAATATTAATATTTATGCCATGTCTATTAGTATTATTGATAGACATTATTTTTAAATGGAATTGGAGTAAAAATTATTTAAATAAATCAAATAATGCAGTTTTAAATTTATATAAATGGAGAGATAAATAACTATGTCAGGATCAACATCTAAAAAGATAAGAAAAGAAATTAGAAAAACAATTGCAGAACATAAAGAGATTGTTATGGAGCATATTGTTTTGGAGCTCAAAAAATCAGATTTTAAAACTAGATTTGCATTTTGTGTATTGATATTGTTTAGTAAAAGGAAAGGGTGAGATAGTGTTGCCATTAATATGTTTTTTAGTTTTATTTTTTATAGGAATAATATTACCTAGAATTTGTTATTATTTAGATAATGGAGACAAATCATAATGCTAATCGATAACATCCAAATAGTCGAAACAAATATAACACTCTCACAAAACGAAGTACTAACCCACCTACAAAAGATATACAATAAATCCCCATACACTGTGATATTTAGCGACCAGCACCCAAAACGCACACTAGGGATTTATACTTTAATATCTGGGGAAATTACTTTATACACCGCACATTTTAAAACTAACAATGAGTTAATGAAAGTTGCAATACATGAATTAGCACACCACATTGATTATGTTAAACATGGACGGCGAGAGAAACCACACACTGGCAGTTTTAAAAGTATTCTTGCATATGCTGAATCAGAAGCGGTTAAAGAGGGGATTTTAGTTATTGTAAATAGTTCAAAATTATTAAATGTTCAAAATAAATCATGTGAGTTTGGGAAATCAATAATTGACTATTTTAAAGAAGATAATGGGGTAGTTGATAAAATGAAGGATCTGCAACATATGTTGTATGGTGCTAGTAAGGTTAGTATTAATCATTTTGCTAGGGTTTATAATACTGTTGAGAGAGGTAAGGGATGAATATGAAATATAAAAGAAAAAATAAATTAAAATTACAACGTAAACGTAAATTTTATATAGGATACAGATATAAAAGAAATGGCGAAGATGCGACAACATCTATAACTTACAAGATAAATAGGACAATGATTAATGTAGAGTGGGTCGAAGCTGAATTAAAAAGAAATAACGGATACGATTCAGTTGTAATATTAAGCTGTTTTGAAGTAGGATTAAACAATCATAAGAAAACATGATATAATACCCCCATGGCCACAAAAAACTTCACCGCAACAATTAAAAACCAAAAAAAAGTAGAGAAATACTTTAATCAAGCTCTACCAGATTCAACCAGATTTGCTTTAAGTGGAACAGCTAACAAAGTTGCATATAAAGGGCTGAAGAGATCAAACCAACAATTTAAAAAGGAATTTACACTATCTAATAAATACCTGGTCGGCAATGGTCCAGGTAAAGGAGTTCTAAAATTCAAGAATTCCAAACCACATCACGACCTAAATAAAATAGAATCAAGATGGGGAGCTCCAGCTAAAAAGGGTGCTACCGATTTAGATTTTCTAGTCAAACAAGAGGACGGTTTTAAACATAACGGAATGATCCCAACTAAACACGCCTACCCATCCCAGAATAAAGATAAGGTTATTAAAAGGAATTTTAGACGTAATAAAATTGAAGTATTAAAACCACAATCTGCAAATTCAAACTCACTTTTTGCAATTCGTAAATTATATCTAAGCCATTACGCAATGCCAAAAAGTAACCAACTAATCTACATTAAAAAAGGCGACAATATCCCAAACCCAACCAATTCATTTAACGAAGGTATGTACCAATTTTCAAGTGCATCATTAAGCGGTGGACAATATCCACACTTAAAAAAAATCTACGCAAAAAAAGACTCAGTAAACAAAAAAAGAAACCCCACAAACTGGATGGACAAATCCTCCAAATCATTCACACAAACCGAAATAGACACTATCTACGGTAAAGAACTTGATAAATCCTTAACTCAGGCATTCAAAAAACTATAATACTCTCATTTAAAATCTCAATATCTTGACATTATCCTGTTAATAATTTATTATTAGTTACACAGGGAGGGCATTATGCCAGAAAAACACGGATTATATTTTAATAAAGAAGAAAGCAAGTTACAAATCATTACTATTAGTAAAGATTCTATAATGATGGAATTTATAGAACGACATGATTTAAAAAATGAGGTTATACAATACAACCAAAATTATTACGTCTCTTGTTCAAAAATAGAACTAATGTCAAAAGCATCAGAACTACGGGACGAATGGTTAAAAGAATTAATTGAAAAGCAACATAAGTTGCAAGCGATTAGGTTTTAGGGGGAAAAGTGGATAAAAAATATAAAAAACACATAGAAGAATTAGTAGCATTAAATAATTGTAGTGCTGTAGATAGTTGCCCAGGCTGTCCTATGTATAAATATTGTAGTGATATGAGTTCGACCATGGAGAATGATGTTGTTGAAGCTAAAAAGATATTAAAGGAGGTTCTATAATATGGCATTAATAAAAAAATACATAACAATAGACGAAACAATTTGGGGTAAATTAAAGAACATTGCTAAATTACCCCACAACAGACGGGCGGTCGGCGATCAAGTCGGTATCATCTTAAAAGAGTATGTTGATAATAATAGAGAGATGAAACAGATTTGGAAAGATTTACTCTTTGAAATGGATTTACTTATTGATAATACTAAAATTTTAGATACTGAAAGATTGTCTAAATTAGCAAAAAAAAGAGCATTGCTTGAAAGTGCTTTTAATCGGGGGGAGGGGTAGATGTTGGATAAAACGTATAAAGAAGAATTTAAAAAGGGCGGTGAATAATGGGATCAACACCAAGTAATTTAAGTGCTAGTCGTATTTCTGCAATATTAGGTTGTAATAAATATAAATCACCATTACGTGCATGGCTAGAAATTAAAGAAGAGCTAGAACCTGGGTTTTGTGCAAAAAATGGCTATACAACACCAGTTAGAATTGACCCTTTTTTGGAACCATTAGACTCAAAACATGCATCATTAAGATTTGGTTTATCTTTTGAAAATTCTATCTGTGATTTAAAAGGAAATGTGATAAACAGAGAAAAAGCCTTTGTTCATCCAGATTATCCATTTATTACTTGCCATATTGATGGTCAAACAATTGTAAACAGTGAAACTATAAACCAAGAAAACAAAACTATTTTCGATATGGCTTTTAAAATGGGTTGGGGTGACGCTGGATCTGATATGATAGATAAAGGCTATATGATTCAAATTCAAGTCCAAATGTTATTATCTAACACATTCAAAACAGATTTAAACGCACTTGTATTTCCTAAACCACCAGCTGAGTGGGAAAAAATGGGGTATCGGGTAGATCTGGAATTTGAATCTATATTATATCCTGACGGTGAACGAGGCGACCTTTTCGTTTTTGCAAAAATGTTAAAAGATTTAGGCTACTACAATGAATTCTACATAAAAGCAGACTTAGAACTCCAAAATGAAATAGTAAAACAATGTGTTTATTTCTGGAATGAAAACATTCTTAAATCAATAGCACCACCAATTAACGGTTATGATGATATTAAATGGTTATTCGCATCTCCAGAAGGTGAAATTCAGTTAGATGGTAGCCCGATCGCTAAAAATGAAGGTTGCACGGAAGAGGAATTATTTACTAAAGAGCGTCATATTGCAATGATTGGATTATGGGACGAAAAGTGTTCAACCGAAAATGAAATTAAATCAATGCAGGATCGTATTTACGAAATTAAAAATAGTTTTGCTGGTTTAATTCAAATCGAGTATTCCAAGAAAAATGTAAAAGAGGGTAATGAAGATCATAAACTAAACATTTATGCTGGTGCAAGAAAATTAGCGTCAATCTCCCGACCAAGAAAATCAACAAAAATCAGTGCTAAAATGGTCGATACCGCAAAAGATAATAGCCCGAAATTATATGAAGAAATGAAAAAAACGTCGTTTCTGGATATTATGGGGGATCTTTTATTAACAGAAAAACAAATTGAAAAAGTTGATGTAAATAGTGATTTAATTGATGCACTAATAATGGAGGTTGACAAAGATAGTATTAAATTTCTTAAATCATTAAAGTTATCTAAATTATTATCAAAAGATTCTCATATCAAAACAATCCAAAAAAACAGACCAGAAATGTATAATTTCTTTTATGAAAACGGAATTGTAGAAGAGACTGAAGGTAAAGCACGATTGACTATGACTAAGAATGTGGAGGAATAATGAAGTGAAAATAGAATTGAAAATTACAAAAGAGTTTGATGTTAAATTTTTAAAAGCATCAGTAGAAGTTCGGTATTGGAATAATGCAGAATTAAACGGTAAAGAAGTTTTAGAAAATTGTGATAATTTCCCCTGTCAAAATGGTGATCAATGGGAACCTGTTATTGATGTTGATAGTGGAATTATTATTAATTGGGATAAGGGCAATAAGGCAAGTATTCATTTTAAGATTTGTGATGCTGGTATTTATTCTTTGCTAGATCTCCATTTTACAGAGATTGTTAAAATAGATGGTTATGTTCCTAAAATGATGTGTCCTAAAGAATCAGGATATGGTGATTATATAATTATGGATATAGAAGAAGATGGGAAAATTAGCAAATGGAATGTTGATTTTGCGGATTTTACAGAAGAGGAAGAGGAGTAGACAATGAAACAAGACAAAATACTACAAGAGTACCAAAAGTACAGAGCTAACTTAAAAACACAGGATATCGGTTCTTTCATCGATCAGAACGGAAAAACTTATACAGTTTGTGACGAATGCACAAAAAAGGACTGTAAAGGGCGTAGAGCTGGTGGTGGTTGCATGATTGGGGTAATTAAAGCGGATGTTAAATTATTAATTAAAAGAGGGGATAAATAGTTATGAAAGATAAAAAATGTGGTAATTGCCAAAGCGGTAAAGATTTAGGCGGTCAATGTATTAGATGTATTGATTCGACAGTTAGAGGTTTTGTTTTTTGTTTAAAAAATAAAAGAGAGCATACCTGTTCTAAATATAGAGAGGTAAAATAGTCATGGCAATTAAAAACCTAACCAGAAGATTAGTAGAAACCCACAAAATTAAAATAGGTGGACATTCTGAAAAAGAGAAAACAGGACAGGGCGGTAATAAATACCGATTACCTGTTAAATTTAATCATTTTGTAGTAACTGGATTAGACAAAGATAAAAACGATAATTTTATTATAGATAAGGTTATTATGGACCAAGTCGGTAAAGAACCAAAATCACTTGATATAATGCTACTCTCAGATGATCCCGACAAAAACTTCATGACTGCATACCAGTTATATACCGGTAAAACTTGTGCATGTCGTGGAGATGGTGAAACAGCAAGCAGAATTAAAACTAAAGATGATAACGGTAAAATCTTAGATCCTCCAATCTACCATAATGTAGACTGTAATCCCGAAACGTGTGAATTTGCATTAAGTAAAGCCTGTAAACCATCTGGAATATTATCTTGCATGATTCCACAGTCTGCAAAAATCGGCGGGGTAGCTAAGTTTAGAACTCACTCTTGGAACTCAATTATTAATATTTTATCATCATTAGAAACAATTAAACTAATTACTGGTGGTGTATTATTTGGAATCCCGTTAAAAATGGAACTAATCGAAAAACAGACCGAGAAACACGGCAAAGTAAAAGTTGTTAATATTGTATATGCTGGAGATACAACAAAGCTACAGTTAGAAGCAGCAACACAAAAACAACTACGGTTGGGCGGTTCCGTAGATATGATAAAACAAAACCAATTGATTGATAATTCCCATATTTTAGAAGATCACGACGACGCTGCAGACGTTGAACAGGAATTCTATAATAATAACGAGGAAGTTATTGAACAGAAATCAGGTACAGAAACATTAAAAGATGAACTGAAAAATAATAAAAAAACTGTTATCGGTAAAGAGAACGATATTAAAGCATTATTTTAATTGTTATGGGGTGTAATGCCCCTTGGGAGAGAAAACATGTTACATGGACAATTTACAGTAGAAATAGATGAAAGAGAAATCAAACCCATTTATGGATTTGATAATAGCATCAGTTTTAATTTAGAAACAACATCAACTTTTTATATGCATGTTACAGATGATATTTTAAAATTTTGCGAGACATTGCGATATAAAACAGAGATACAAAAATATTTTGAGGTTGAATTATCCTCTAAATTAATAAAAGGACGTTTTGGGCTTATTTCGGCGGAATGGGACGAAAGAGACGGTATTCTTGAATTAAAAATAGGGAGAAAGATATAAATGAAAAAACCAAAACTAACCCCACACATCCGACACGCCAGATTAGTAAAATTAGTCCGCAGAACATATCAAAAAGACAATCCAGGATCTAAATTATTTAATAATACATCTGGAATCGGTTGGGCTGGAAATGATCCAGAGTTTAAAAACGGAACAGTAACACTACAAAATTATAGACCTCTAAATGCTGGTATTCCATCTAAAAAAGAGGGTAGTGGCGGTACTGATTTATTGGGGGAAAATTATTATTCTCTCTGTTGGTATTTAAGAGATGATAACGGAAAGTGTTTATTTAATCATAACTGTAAAGAATGTCCAGTAAATACAAAACATATCCCTATCCTAACAGGAATAGAGTGCAAAACAGGAAATGCAAAATTAAAACCAAACCAGAAAAACTTTAGAAACTGGTTAAAATCAATAAATGGGATTCATTACTTAGCTAGAGAATGTTCTACTTGCTGGGATAATTGGGAGCCGATCTATAAAAAAGGTGTCATTGTAGAATGGATTCCTGTTAAAGATTGCCCAGAATGTGGCGGTGTTGGTTTTGGGTTGGAGGGGTAGATGGCAACAGAAATAAAAATAGAACGATTAGAAGAGAGAATTTCAAAGTTTATGAAAACCCATGGATTAAACGGTTTATACATGACTCAATATAAAAAAATGCGTACTCAGCTCAATAATTTAAAAGATGGGTACACAACATGAAATCACTAATCAGAACTAAAAAAACACCACTAGAAAAAACCATAGATCACGTAGAAACACACCCTTTTATGATCGATGCTTTAGCAGACTGGATAAAAGAAAATATCCCAGAATATAAACATTTAAAAGTATTGGATCCATGTAGCGGTGAAAATGGCAGAATCTGGAAAGGTCTTAAAAACGTCTTTTATAATATAACTTATTTTGATAGATATTTTGGAAAGAAAAGAGGGAATTTTTTATTACATAAAAATAATTATGATGTAATAACTTTCAATCCACCATATTCAAATAAATATAAGTTTGTAAAAAAGGCACGGAAACAAGCCAGATATGTTTTCGCACTAATTCCACATGTTGCATCGAATTATTTATGTATACAAAAAGAGTGGCAGGATGTACCAGAATATGTCGGTATTATTAAAATGAGTCCTAAATTTGATCTATCCAAAAATAAACGTGGTGGTAATACTATGTATTGCTGGTTCATCTGGGATTCAGAAAATAATACTAAAACTGGTTTAACTTGGTTTGATGATTTAGATTTAAGAGGGGAAATGTAGGGTATGAAATACAAACTAAGACCATACCAACAAACTATATTTGATAACATAAGAGAAGCATTTAGAACTAACAGGGCGGTTTTAGCTGAAGCACCAACAGGAGCAGGTAAAAGTGTAATACTTGCCGATATTGTAGATTCTTTTTTAAAGTTTAATAGGAAATGGAATACGGATAGGCATTTATATTTTTTAGTGGATGAAATTTTCCTGCTCGACCAGTTTAGCGACCATTTAGCAGTAACAAATATTAGCCATGATATTATAGGGGCAGGATATAAAGAAGGTCGAGACGTACAAATTCATGTTTGTACTGTACAGACTTTATCTAAACACCCACCAAAAAGGGAACCAGCTTTTTTTGTTGCAGATGAAGCACACATTACCACAGCACCAAGATATATGGACTTATTTGAAGCACACCCAACCACAAAGATATTAGGTGTTTCCGCATCATGTGAACAAACAAATGGAAAAGGATTATCCAGAGAGTCAGGTAATGGGATCTATGATGTAATGTTAAAATCACCTGTTACAATGTGGGATTTAACCGATGGGGTAGAAGAGGATAATGGTTTAGGCGGTACAGATAAAATTAGACATTTATCATTAATTAGATATTTCAGTATCCCATTAAAAGGTGTTGAGGATCTACATATTGCAGGTGGAGATTTTAAAGATAAAGAAATTGAAAAATTATTAAAAGACCGTGGAACTTTCGGGAACGCAATAACAGAAATGCAGAAATTCCCAGAAATACAGGATTATATTTTATTTTTCTGTAGAAATGTATCTGCCTGTTATGAAATGGAAACAATTTTACATTCTCACGGATATACTGCAGAAGTTTTAGAGGGAACATTAACACCAAAACAGCGTAGAAAAGTTATGAAAAACTTCAATACAAAAAAGACACAGGTTTTAATCACTTGTAAAATGGTTCAAAAAGGTGTTGATATTGTAGATTTGAGAATGGGTGTAGATATCCAACCAACACCGTCAAGGAGTCTACAGAGACAGAAAACAGGTAGATTCACACGAATGGCAGAAGGTAAAGATTACGCTGTTTATTTAGATCTTGTTGGGAATTTTAGGTGCTTCCCAGAATACAATATTTATTACGATATAGAATGGAATTTTCACAGTACCAAGTTTAACAAAAAACCAGTCGGTACAGGAGAGGAACACGTTTGCCCACTGTGTTATGCTTTAATCCCAATAGGGAAAGTCCAGTGCGAGGAATGTGGAGCAGATAAATTAAAACCAAAGAAAAAAGTTAAAATGATTAAAAACATGGACGGCGAACTTGTCGAATTAACCGCACCAGTCCCACTAAAAGACCGATCAGAAGAGGATAAAACCGCAGTCAATAAAACAATCAGTAAAGCGATAGTTGACAATGACATTGAAGCATTAAAAGAGATTGGGAGGACGTTGACGACTAAAAGGAATTTACCATTTTGGATTTATTACAAGTTACGCCAAAACACAAATATAATAGATGTAACTTTATTATTCAGAATTCAAAGAAGTATGGATTTTAAAAGTTCATGGACACATTTCGCAAAAAAGCAGATTAAATGTAGTTAAACTATATACATTAGTTAATATTGGTGGTATTCTGTAGATACATTAAAGGCAGTAAGGAGCTACATTATGGAATATATAATCGTAAAACACTCGGACTCAACAAAGGTTACCGAAAGGGTATTATCTTTAATAAAAAGAGGATTTAAACCTCATGGTGGTATTAGTGTTGGTATTGGTCTTTCAGCTGTGAATAAACAAGTTATTTATGTACAGGCAATGATAAAAGAATAACCAAATCAAGCCCCCTTAACGGGGCTATTTTACTTTATAAAGGGGAATTTATGTTACACGGATCAATAAAAAAAATAACAATTACAATTACAAAACATTCTGCATGTGGAGCTACTGAAAGCCCGATTGATAATGTAATAGCTCGTGCTACTCAGCTCGGATATACATTAGAAAGAGTGGAAGAATCAAGGATAAAACCACCACAACTATTATGGCAAGATAACCCAGAAGGTGCAATTACTGCATTTGAAAATATAATTGGAGCTGTAAAAAAGACTCCTACAATTCTTTATGTATCATCAGGAACTATTAGATCTATAACTAAAGTTTTTGAAAAAGAACAGTTTAAAATAACAAACGGTCTCTTAAAATTACCAGAGAGAACAATTAAGTTTGAAATATTTGACGAGATCGAACCAGAGACATTATTATTTAACGCCATGGATATAGAACCAGAATCAGCTATGTGTCTATTAGATCGTGGCTGTAAATCTGATTTTAATGTTAAGGGTAATAGACCGAAATGGTTAAAAAGGAGCTAAACTATGAACTGTAAACACAAAAACACTAAAATATATGGATTATCTAAGAATTTTTACAAATGTAATGATTGCGGATATATCGGGCAACATCCAATAAAAATAAAACCTAAAAAAGAAAAGGTTGTTTATGAAAATTCTTGTGGTGATGATTATTTAGATTATTTAGCAAGTCGGGATATAATATGATAATATGGATAATAATAGTACATATAATAATAGGTGTTACTATAATTAGTTTTGTAGATGATGTTGACACCGTTTATTTAGGAGAGGAAGATGGAAGAAATTAAATTAACAATTGAAGATATTAAGAAAGCGTGTGAGTTTGTGGATGGGTTTGAAATTCTTTATCATAAGGTTTGGGAGAATGGTTTTTTAATTGTCTGTCCTAGTAAATCGAGATCCTACTATAAAGATTTTATTGAAGATTTGACTGTATACCCACTATTTCTACAAAGAGTTATTGAAGGGATAAATAGAAAAGATGGTATGTTTATGATAAGACAAAACAGGGGTGGTCTTGAGATATTTCACAATGTTTTAGATGATATCAAAGACTTTTATTTTATAGGAACACACGATACAGACCAAGCAAAAACCCAAGCCATTAAATACATATTAGATCAAATAAAGGAGAACCCCACCAATGCCAATTAAAACCCAACACACCGTAAAAGACGGCGACACAGTATCGGCAATCGCATTAAACAACAATCTATCAGTCCAGCAAATTGTGGACGCTAATCCGCAAGTTTTCACGCCAGATCGGATTAAAAGAAGTCGGGCTCTAATCGGCGGTGATTATGATTTGATTTATCCAGGAGACATTTTAAATATTGTTTCCTCAGCGGTGGATGATCTTAAAAAAGCACAGGTCTTAAAAGTTGACTCTGAAGATGAACTCAATATCTTTATAGATGATAAAAAATGCCCATTACCCCATGAGTTCGAATTAACCCAATATTTCGGCACTTGCTCAGATAATTATGTTTTATCCTATCCATATTCTAAAGACCTAAAAAATCCAGCATATAATATTAATATCGATGATTTTAAAACTAAAGGTCTACCAAAAATTAGAATTCATATAGGTAAAGATCCAGCATTAACTGGAGAGATTGAAACACCAAGTAACACAATTACCCCATCCAGTAACATACAATCCCTAGGCGGTCGTTCTGCAACGTTTCCGCTTGAAAAATCCGATATACTACCAGCAATTGAACGAGAATATTTAAAACAGTCCTTAGAAGATTTAACTGGTATTATCTGCCGTGCCTATTCTGTAGATTTTGAAATAGAAGAAGCTGCAATTGCAGGAGCAAGTCAAATATTCTCTAAAGTCTCAATTGAAGATGCTGAAAAACCATTCCTATTTTTATCCAGAATTGCAAGGGAACATAATTTAATAGTAGATAAAACAGGTACAGGAAAACTATTAATAATAAAACCAGTATTAAAAGATCCAGTTGCGGATTTTATTGTAGATTCTGAATTTGTAACTTTCCTAGGAATAGAATCATTAACTTTTACATTCGATACTAAAAACCTTTTCGGTCAATATATCGGGAAAACTACAACACCAGACGATGCAAATATTGAAAGTGTTGTACAATCTAAAACATTATTACAACAAACTGTAAAAATAACAGATTACCAAGATGCAACGGGATCCAATATTAAATCAGTTACAGAATGGGAAGAACAGAAATCGATTAAAAATTTCTATAATAATCAAATCCCATTCCCATCATGGTTAAACCCTATAACTGGCAAAAAGTGGTCTACAGGTGATTATATAACACTACAGTTCCCCCTAACAGGTGCAAAACCTAAACTTATGATGATATCAGTAATTAAATTTAATAGGCCGAATACAGAAAAAAAGACCGCAATTTTAAGCTTAATCCCTGCCGATAGTGTTATTTAGTAGACATTAAGTTATTGTTATGGTATTGTATAAGTATATTTGAACGTTGAGGAGCGTAGTTATGGATTATAAAGAAGTAGAAGAAAATGCAAAAAAGTATAATGATAATTTTTGGAATGACTTTTTAAAGACAATAATACAGTGTCAATATTGTTGTAAGACGTTGAAAAGAATAAAAAACAAAGATGGATATTTGGTGTCTAAAGCTAGTTTAAGATTTTCAATTCACGAACATGTTAAAACTTTAAAATGTTTTATGGGGTGCATTTCATGATCCTAACCAAAATTAAAACATTCCTAAAAAACTTTACTTTTATAGAGGATTGCTCAACCTGTAACGGTAAATTATGCGACGGTTGCGATCGACATTTTAGTAACTGGAGAAAGGTTGTTATATCCGCCAATAAAAAGGATTCCGACAAAATGCAAAAAGAACGTATTGATCCAGATAAAACAGGCAATAAACTATGCTCATTATGTTACGAGATCTACCCACACGATAATATTAAATGTCCAGCTTGCGGTTATGTTGGGAAAAATGAAATAAATCATTATCAGAAATTTTTAGTCACATCTGAAAAATTGGGCGAACCGTGGAAATGGGATAAATCTGATAAACGGAATATTAAAGTATGTCCTGATATAATAAATGAATTCATGAAAACTACAGATTTAAGAGACATTGAAAATAAAAGCGATACTTTTAAACGTAAAATACTAGGAATATCAAAACCACCATTAAAACAACCACCATACGACTATAAAAAACATGGCGGTTTTAGGATAACACAAGCACATTGTCCTTGTTGTAAGGCTGATTTTTATATGCTTAATGATAGAATTAGAGTCGGATTGTGGATTAATACAGGGTATCAAAAAAGAGGGATAATTAAATTATGACAAAACTTGAAGAACTAAAAAAAGAGTTACAGGAAACAAAAATTGAGCTTGCAAAAAAGATGTTAAAATTAGCTGAGATTGATTTGGAGATATTAGAAGTTGAGGGAGATGGCGGTGATTGAGAAGTTAAGAGAGAAATATTCTGAAATGTTACACAATGTTGCAGATAGCGAATTAATAAGTTCTATTGAATTAGGTAGAAGAGATTGTCAAGAATTATTACAGGTTATCGATATCCCTAAACATGAAACTGTTTCAGAATGGGAAAAAAGAACAGGTGATAATTATCCTGATGATGCTCCTGTATATGTCTGGACTGTAAATAATCCAACACACGAGAAACGATGGGTATTAAAAGAGCATTGTTTTAGTAAAATAGATAAAGAGTGTTGTAAGGTGATTATTGCTAATCATCACGGTAAACCAGAAAAGGAGACAAATAAAAAATGAACAATAAACAAACAATAAGAAATTTCATCGCAGAAAATAACATTAACCAGACCGAAGCAGGTTTATTATTTGGAGTGAAGAGAAATACTTTATCTAATTATATTTCAGCACGTGAGGGAGCAATTACCCCACCAAAATATATTTATGTGTTAATCGATATGTATAATAAAAATAAAGAGTTAGAATTAAAACTGTCAAAAGTGGATAACTTAGAGGGTTTGATTGCTAAGTATGATAAGATTAAAGCATTAATGAATGGTGTGGAGGGTGTATGAAAAGAGAATTAAAATTTAGGATATGGGATAAATCAATACCAAAAGATATATCAGAGGTAGATTCAAAGGAGTGTAGCGGTCAATATGTCAATTGGGATTATGTCAAAAAATCATCCTATTTTATAGATGGTATAAATGGCGAATATCCTATTGAACAATTTACTGGATTAAAAGATAAAAATGGTGTTGATATTTACGAAGGGGATATTATTAATATGTGGTACGCTCCAATGGCTACATGTAAAGGTGTGGTTAAATACATAAGAGGGGCACATTATTTTATTACAAAAGAAGCCACCCCAAATGAAGCCTTATTGGGAAGTTTAGAATCTGATGGGAACTATATTGAAATAATCGGAAACATACACGAAAACAAGGATTTATTATCATGATAACAAATTACAGAAAAGTGGAGGGTGTATGACTTGTAAAGATTTTTGCTTAAAATATCCTAATTGCTTTAAATATAAGTTAGTTAGAAATCAAAAAGGTTTTAAAGGTGAAGTCGAGATTTGTTCTGAACCAGAAGTTTTAAAAAGTTCAGAATGGGAAAAAGAAGAATGTGAATGGAAGCCCTTTAGCAAGTGGGTGGCAGAAACAACATGCGGTCATGATAATGCTATAAAACCACATCAATATAAAAGCTTCAAAGTTTGCCCTTACTGTGCTAAACCAATTAAAATAAAGGAATTATCATGATAACAAACTACAGAAACCTAGCCTACACATCACCAGAAACAGGCACTAGACTTGAATTCCCTTTCGACGGCGAATTAAACGACTCAGTAATACATAATTTAGGGTCGTTCCAATTCGCTGGACAGGATGGAATATTTCATCAAGATAATTCATTAAATACTGGTGATTATACATTTGTATTATTAATTGATAATCAAGATTTTTTAAAAGAAATTCGGGATGCATTTAATGAGAAAAAGACAGAGGATAGTGTTGGTGAATTAGAACATCCAGATCCAAGTTTAGGAACTTTTCCTGTGGTAATATCATCTATTAATTATGGACAGAATACTACTAAAAAATCTGGTATTGCTAAAATTACTGTAACATTTTTAAAAGATATACCTAACCTATTGGGTGGTGACCCGTTATCCAGTTCCGCAAGTGCGACGGCTTCAGCAATCGATGAATTAAATATAGAACAGGCTAATGACTTTGCAAATAGTGTTGATTTGTCCACAGGGGCAGGATTTGCAAGTTTAGTTAATAGTGCTGTATCTGCTGTTAATACTGCGACCGAAAGATTATCGTCAATTGCTGGTGCTGTAGATGAAGTTGCAATATTATTTAGTACAACCGCTGGAAATATATTAGATGATATTGACACATTAGCACGAGCGCCATTTGATCTTGCACGGCAAATGCAGAATTTAATCCAGTTACCAATGTTAGCAGTAGACCAAGCTACTTTAAGATTATCCGCATATCAAGAATATGTTAATGATGTTTTGGGATTCTCAGAAACAGACGAGAACGAATTTAAAAGCGGTTCGCCTTCAGGTAAAAATATTTTAAGCGTTGCCGGTTTATCTTCATTAGCTGGAATTTCCGCAATAAATTACAGTGCCGTATCAACAGAGTCAATCACAATATCAGAAATACAATCGGGTGAAACAGAGGTTACAGGCGGTTATTTATCCAGACCACAAATAATCGAGACCATCCAAGCGGTTTTAAGTTCTGCATTAAACACTACTGAAATACTAGGCGACCGAGCATCAATATTTGGTGCATCAACATTTTTTACACAATACTTTGATTATTCAATACTAAATAAAACAATCGTGAGTAATACCGTTAAAAACCTAAATGAAAGAATTTTCAATAGTGCAAGGGAAGTTGTTTTTATCGCAGAAGAGACATTATCTATAATTGGTTGGTGTGCAAAATTATATAATTCCGTAGAACTTGCAACATTAGACTTTTTTAAAGATACCAATGGGATCTATGGAGATAATATTTTTATGGTGGATAAAGGGAGAGAGGTGGTTTATTATGTGTGATGTTAAAAAAGATTTAGAATATTTATCCAAAATGGTTAGACAAACTGGAGCAGTTAGAGACTGTTTTGAATCATTAAGAAATATAGAAAATTATATTGAATCATTAAAATGTTGTGGCAATTGTGGCTTAAACGACCCTATAGTTAATGGTCAATACGAAATAGAACAAGGTTGTCTAGAAGATCATGAATGTAATACCAGCCCAGATATAAAAGGTAGTGATACTGACCACTGGGTACTAAAAATGTTACCTAACTTAATTTAACATCCTCACTCTCAGCTGGAGTAATATCGCCAGTTGAGGGGCTACCTTGTGCAGTTGTTGGGGATGCTGAACCGTTAATAGTGTCTGGAGTAGTTACAATATGAGTATGCACACCATAAACAGTAGATACAAAATTATCAAAATCCGACTTTAATTGATCATACGCCGTCTGTAATTCCGAAAATAAAACCGCCGAATCAGTCCCACCATTTAAAATCATTTCACCATCATTTTTTAATTTAAGAATAGATTTAATTTCCGTTCCATCTTCACTAACTGAATATATCCGTCGTTCCCCACGTTCTGTATCTGGAGCAATCAACTGATTAGTTCCACCGATCGCAATTTTAAAACTAGACGACCCTTTTATTTTCTGGAATACTATATTTTCACCATCTGCTACATTGATTTCAAGTCCAGGAGCGAACCCAGATAATACCGTTTCGGGTTTTCCATCTGTTTTAATTTGATGTATCGCAACAGAATTATCACTATTTAAATATTTATCAACTAAATAACCAGTTACTACGCTCCATAATGTCATAAATAAACCCCTTAAAATGTGAGATCCCAGAGCCACATGGACAAAATAACCCCAGAAAATCACACAATAAATATATCATAATATCGAGATAATAACAAATTGAGGGTTTAATGCTTGACGTATGACAAGAGTTGTGTAATAATTAGAGGGTAAGGAGAGAATAAAGTGAATAGGATAGAATTAAAAGATCATTGTGAAAGTATTTTAAAAAAGTACATTCCAGAATCAATTAGATTAGAGCATCAGTTAGTATTGGATATACTAGAAGAAAACGAGAAACTTAGAATACATTTAAATAAAATAGTCGATCATAAAAACGAAAACGATAAACTATATATTTATGTAGAGAGAGCAGGGCAATACTTAAAGGAGCAATCATGAAAAAATTACTACTACTAACATTCGCAATACTATTATTTAATTGTGAATTAGATCAAGAACCAGCAACAGCGGAATTAGAGGCAGAGATTGAAGAAACTGAAGTTGTGGTTATAGAAACTGTCGAGCCTGAACCTGTAATTGAAGAGGAAATAATTGAAGAACCAGAACCAGTAATTTTAGAAGAGGAAGAGGAAGAACCAGTTGAAATTATTCCAGAAACAGAACCAGAAACAGAACCAATAATAATTAACTACACAACCAGATTTATTTTAATCCCCAGGACACATCGAGATTCTACAACTTTAGTAACTCTTGATTATCCAAATATTACGCATTCGGGAACGGAATTTAATATTGAAACTATGGCTGCAGATGTTAATGGATTTGAAGTTAAAACAAATTATACCGATACTGAACGATTAGTATATATCAATATGGATTTTAAATTCGGTGGAATGGACTCATTTATATTTAGTCAAAGTTACGATAATTGGGGAGTACATTTCCCAGAATTTACGATTGATGAATTGACAGTAGATAATATGAATACATTTTTGGATAAATTAAACTATACCGAACCTGTCCCAGATTATGAAACATTATTATTTAATCTATCTGGTACTTGCCAAGGCACTGTAGACGTACTTGAACTAACAGATGATAGTTATTTAATAAATGATATCGAAACTAGTTTTATGGATGCTGAGGGTGCAACAGTGGAGACTATTAAAACTATTGCGATCCGAATAAATACATATTCTAAAAATAGTTTCCTATTCGGTAATGGTAATATGTTTAGATTCTTAGGATTTGATTTTATTGATATGAGTCTTGAAGAATTAACAATTGCAATTGATGTATTAGAAAGATATGGAACTGGCGAATATTTATTAAATGTTGTATTTGAATATTATCCTAATAATCCTGTATTGGTTGAAATGGGGTACTTTGATGATTAAAATAAAAATGATTCCATCTGATAATCCAGATATTATTAAAGTGGAACATGGGAAAGTGTATGTAAACAATTTTGGTTATGATTTACCGAATGGTGAGGATATTGTAATTCCTGTACATGTAAGTAAGGAATTTTATGATATTATGACGATTAATAAAAAGCTTATTCGTTTCAATTAAAAAAATGCCCTCGCAATTGAGGGCTAACTATTTATGCAGCTTTAACAGGGAATCCTTTATCCCACCATTCTTGTTTAGTGTGATCTTTTAAATAATCATCTAATATAATTTTTAAACCAGCTTGTACTTTTTCTGTATCTGTTTCTAAAATATAATCTAGTGCAACTTTTAATTCATCTACAGAAATTATTCCATTTCCATCAATATCAAAAAATCGTAAAAGATTACCATTTGTAAACATAAACATTCTATTTTTTGGTATGTTTATGTTTATTATGATATCTTCACCAAGTCTATAAACAGGGCTTTCTTGATCCTCTGTTATAGATTCTATTTTGCTTAAATCAAAAATTCTACCATCTACTGTTATTGTGTGTTTTTGTAGCTTGAAATTTGATAACGGTGTATCTTTATAGTAGTATGTTTGTAATTTTATCATTAGTACGTTCCTTCTGATTTTTGATAACATTCTCTTGCAACAAGTGATGCTGAACCTGTCGACATAACAATAATGATAGCACTAAAATAAGAGAGTAAGGCATCTTCGGCAGTAACCATCGTTGTAGTACCTGATGATATTTGATTTAAAAGAATTCCATTATTCACTAAAAAAGATTGTTGATATGGGATCACTTGGGCTGTTACTAGTCCATTATCTTTTATGAATCTTCCAGATTGAGACATGAATCCGTTAGGACGTTTTTCTACTCTAATACCACCACTTATGAAATCATTTGTAACCTCATTAACAACAAACCAAGCCCCATCCAACCAAGTTTTCTTATAACTCAATCCTGTAGCTCTAGGACTAATAAAAACACCATTTACATATTCACCAGTTCCAGCTAGATTTGTTGTAGTTCCCGATCCGTCTGAAATAACAGTACATTTTTGACCTTCGAAAGTTCCGTCAAATGCTGGTAGGTCTGGATCTCCAAGACTTGAATCCATTAAAACGGTAAAGTGCCTAGATAATGGAACTGTAATTGGTACACCGTCAAGTGCAATAATGGTTACAGGTTTTAGAAAATTAACAAATGCCGTGAAATATTGTGAATTAGTTATATTATCCTGTATGTTATTAAATGCAATTCCGACCTCCGCCATTATTCTACTGAAAAAATAAACCATATCGTTCCGCATACCAGCTTGAACTGGACTCCCTGGAATTCCTGCACTTTTATCTAAAAATGCCCCATCTGGTTCATCTACCGTTGGGGTTTTTGAATCTGGGGTGTTATCGCTTAATTTTAATGCCATTAAAATACTCCTTTATATTGATTTAACATATATATTATCACATTTTCTAATATTAATAAAATGATACTAATTGCTGTTGCTTTTCTCCAGAATGATAATTTTTTCTGGTAGCTGGTCAATAAGTCGTTCAAGTCCTTCAATTGTTTTTTCAATTCTTTCAATTGTAGTTCCTGCTCCGATAATTGAAGATTCAATTTCAACAACAATTTCGCTTGTTCTGATGATTCCGTTGTTAAGTTGTTCGATTGTGTTGTTAAGTCTGATATTGCTTTTTTCAAGTCTATTATTGATTTCTCTGATGCCTCGATTTGATTTTTCAAGATTGCTATATCTATCTTCAAGTTCTGAGTAGATTTTTTTAGCTCTTTCTTTAAAGATATATCCCGTGAGAGTAATGGTTGAAATGATAACAACAATAATAATAAGACCGATACCGATTTTTTTAACATTACTCATTACCTTTATCCTTTTTGTCGAAGTTCATTTTCTTTAATGCGAAAAATGCAGTGATAAGTGCAACATCTGGAATAATAAAAGGAACTATCATTGCCGTATCTTCTTTAACAACATAAAATTGAATACCCCAATAGCAAATATTATTGAATATTCCCAACATTTTTTTAACTGATTGATAGAATGGTTTTTGGGTATTCATACTTTATAATACCTCTGAGAATTCGCCATAATTCCGTTTTCCCATCCTTCAATTAAATTTTTAGTCAATCCAGAAAAGTCTATTCCTTCATGAAAATAATCACCATAACATTCGTGGAATGCTCCAGACACTAAAGTATTACATGGATATACGCAATTATTTTTAATTAAGAATGGCACAGGATTTATACAGTTTACTTTTAGATTTGTTAGTGGTCTACCTTTTGGGATAACTCCAATGTGTGAATGTCTGTTTGGTTTTGGAATACCTTTGCCAGTATTTCCCATTATTGCGATTAGTTCGCCTTTTTTAACTCTATTACCTTCTGTTACTAATATTTTACTATTATGTCCCTGTAGTGTTTTTGTGCCACAAGGGTATTCAATAACTACAGTTAACCCATAATCATTAGATTCATATACTAGCGATACAATGCCGTCAGAGGGTGCATATATACCCCATTTTTCTTTTCTTTCCATAGTGTCCGACTCCTATTTTATTTAGTGAAAAAATCTATTAGGCCAGCTATAACCGCTAGACCTAAACCTCCAGATATACCAAATAATATATTTATTTTAGTTTGTGAATCTTTTGCTATATCTCTAATCTCTTTCATTTCTGCACCAGAATCACTAGAACAATTAGACATTTTTTCATCTAGTCCTTTTATTAGTTCTGTGTGTGCATCGTCATTGCGTTTAGTTGCAGCTCTATCTAATTCGTATAAATTAGCTATTGTATTTTTATTTCTTAATATGTCGTCATGATTTATTTGTATTTGGTCGCCAAGGTTCGATGTAATATTTTTTAAATCTTTTGAAAGTTGGTCAATTTTAAGTGTTAAAACTTCATTATTGCCTTTTAACTTTCCATTGGTGTCTGTAAGTGCTGTTGAAACTTCACCTTTAAAAGTTGTTAAATCAGAATGTAAGGCCATAAAAGATGTATTAAGCCCTTCAAGTTTTAGGTTATTCTCTTTCAATAACGCTACTATAGTTTCAATTTCTGCCATACAAATTTTATTCTCCATCCTGTAATAACCCCTTTAAATAAAAAAGTCGGGCTACTGTTAAAAACAAATAACCCGACGTAATCGGACTATCTAATATTAACTTGTTAATTAAATTATTATACAACATATTAGGCTGTATTGTCTATTTATCCCTTTTCAGACAACCATATGCCAAATTGTATATCATTTTCACACTTTGATTCTTTTCTTACCCTAGTTATTAGTGTCCTGATGGATTCTTTTTTATCATTGATGTTTAGAGTTGTGCTTATTTTTGCGTAATCGTAACCATTCATATATAGTTTTAAAATCGCTTTTTCTTTTTCTGATATTTCTTTCCATAGATCTACTTTTCTTTTTTTGTGTTTAAGAAATGCAATATATAAAAATGTTAATAAACCTAAATTCATAACAAGTAAGATAATTAAATTGTAAAAATCTGGTCTTTCATATATGAAGAAATTTAACACTAAAAATGATGGGGTAGATACAATTATAGTAACTATCATTTTAATGTCACGATAATAATATAATGCAATAAAAAACCCAACCACAGGGGTTAGGCTAATATCTGGAGTGGTTAAAAAATAAGCTACAGTGAAAAGATAAAACGAACAAGAATATAAAATTTTATTCTCTTTTAAAATTGCTATTCCTAAAACAATACAAACAATTAACGTTATCTGATTTAATCCAATTCCTACAAATATTATTTTCTGAATATGGATAAATGACAAAAAAGCTAAAAGAGAAATAATAATAATTTTAAATAGCTTGTTCGTTAATATCAATTACGCTTCCCATGCACCTAATACTACAGGTTCTTCACCACCTATTTTTTGAGACATTGTTAATCCATCGCCTTCATAACGTAAAAACCATTCATCAAAACTGTGAATAGATCCACCATGTGCAAGGATTAACTCTCTAATTACATTTGCACGGGTATTGGTACCACACAACTCTCTAGATAAGAAATCCTCATAACTATACTCCATAGCTATAATTGTCTTAACTACTGCATGAACGGGTTCTACTACTGATTCTGGTAAATTTGAATTTAAGTAAATTACATCTTTACACTCTTTTAACATTTTTGGATTTAGTGACATTGTTGCTCCTATTCTTTGTAAATTTAATATTCATAATTTTGTCGGCGTCTTTTCTTAACCAATATACTCCACGATTATTGTATAACGATTCTATGACGACACCTCTTTTCTTTAAAACTTGGATTCTATAATTAATTGCCTGTCTAGTTTTTAGACTGGTTTTTTTAATTATAGAATCTATAGTTTCATAATCTGTACCTAATATTAATTCTTTGTCCATACATTAAATATATATCAGGTCTTGTCGTATGTCAAGATTAAACGGTTATTTCAGCGAATACAAGTCTTAATTCTAGGTCATAAGTTCCAGAACCGCCTGATTGTGTTACTCTAAATATTCTGTCCAGTGTTTTATTTACTTCTAGTGGGAAATCTGGATTTCCTTTAAAGCCGCCACCACCTAAATTATTACCTTGTGCTTCTGAACCTGCTAAATATTTAAAAGTCCCTACTCCTAGATCGTTTATTGTTGGATCTACTGAAATTTTAGACTGAGGAGTATTTGAAGAATTTTCGTTTCTATTAAATGCAGAAAGAAGTGTTCCCTGTTCATAATCCCCCGTGACAAAAATTTCACCAACTCCTTTGCCTTGTGAAACTGCATAAGATAATTCATAAATAACTAAAAAATCCCCTGTGAATGCTGATGGATCAAGATAAAAGTTTTTTACAGAATCCACTGTTAATCCAGTAATTACAGTTTGAACAGTATACATAAAACCTTTTTTAATAAGTTCCACGGTTATATTAGATGTTACGTTTGAACCAGGAATTATAGATTTTACAGGTGAAAATTTACCGTTGCCAATCATAATAAGGTTTTACCTCCTTGAACGGTTGCAACTTGATAATCAAGTCCTGATAGATTATCGGGTATTTCCATAACAAATCTTTCATTTTTAGAACCGTCAAGAGTGATATTTGAGTAACCACTTGCGAATGTCCACCTTACAACCAAGGGATCGGCTCCGGCGTTTCCTATTGTCGTAACATCTGCACCAGCTAATAGCGCCCAATCATGGGTTCGTTGTATTTTAAAATTACTGGTATATTCTTTTATAATACCCTCATCATTTTCAATGTATATTCTAATTCCGTTTGCTAATAGTGCAATAGCACCATAAAAACCTGCATTGTTCCAATTTGAATCTATTGCATGTAAATTTAATCTTTTTAGAATATATTTTTCTGTAACGGGAGGTTTTATTAAAAACTTAACAGGGGTTGAACTACCGTTTACAGCCTGATTTGTGGCTCCTGAACCATCCCCCACAGTGTCCAAAGCCTGATAAATTGCATCATCTGCAGGTAATGGTTTTATGTTTATTCCGCCGTTTCCTATCATAGATCTACCCTTAAAATTCCATCTTTACCACGACAGAAAACCCACACGTCTATAGGACTATCACTTCCTATTGGTTCGTAATCTGGATGTTCTAAAAACATAGATACCCCTTCGTTTAAATCCGTTGGTGCTGGATCTCCTGTCACTCTAAATGTTTGAAAATACCCGACTGTAGTTTTTCGGTTGTAAATTGTTCCTGTTAATACTCCAGTTGCTATTTTTGTCCAAGTTTCTTTAACTAAATTCACTGGGAATTGTGGATTATTTGCCATAACTATATATCTCCTTTTATTTACTAATTAATAAATTTTCCTTCACCTGTACTACTTTCAAAATAATACTTCTGTCCATCTTTTAAAACAATTAACGCAGTCCAATCTACACGATCAGCAAATCTATTAAATGATTCTGCTTTTACGCTTTTTGCCTGTTTACTTGTAATCATGGGACTTAATAACGATTCTACTTTTTGGGTATGTTCTTTTAAAAAGTTTGATGTGATCGCACGCCCTTTTAATAATTCTAGACCGCCTTTTATTTGAGAGTTAACAGGTTCGATTAAATTACCCCAATAACCTGAATCTGTACCGACCAAGATTAGTATTTTATTATTTAGGGCTGTTACTCTTTTATAATCACCGCCGTTTTTAACTACATCGCCGTTTATTATTGCTGGTTCGCCGTTATATTGGGTGTTATTTGTTATATTAATCATACTTTTATTATAGCATGATTAATATAATTAAAAAAGATTGTATTTAATGGTGTATGTTATAGACATTAGTTAGTATTGATGGTATTCTGTAGATATGTTGGAGGGGTTTATTGTGAAAGAGATTATTATTACTGTTTTTTGTATTTTGTTTATGGGATGTGAATTGGAAAGTTCTAGCATGAGGATTGATTCTTTAATATATGAACGCATAAATGATGGTAGTTTAGAAATATATGCCAGTGATTATCTTCCTGATTTTAGCACTTACTTTAACTTAGGGTTTAAATTAAGGCATATGATTGAATATAAAGTCGACATTAGAGATGAATTTCAGTCACCTGAAGAAACTTTTTTAAACAAAAGTGGTGATTGTGAAGATTTCGCTATACTATATATAAATATTCTTTATGTAAAAAAAGGGGAAAAAGCTAACTTAGTACTAATTGAGGATTCTAGAACAATTATCGAAGGTGGAAATGCAAATCATGCTGTGGTTCAATTATCAAACGGTGACTTAATTGAACCACAAACAGGACGTAGGGTTGATAGTGATGTCAAGTATAGCTATAGTTTTGATGAATTATTTTATTAAGTGATCTTTTATACTTTATGTATTCCAGTGCAAAATAATACATTAGACCATACTGATGCACTAGCTGAATTAATAATCACGGTAATAAGAGCCCCAGAGTCATGGTTATAAGTGTAAACATATATCTGTGTAGAGGTTTTTCTTTCCATGAATGAAATATTTCTTCTAAGACCAGAAATATTTGCGGTTCCAGATACTATACAGATATCTCCCACATCTTTCAATACTGATATTATCATTTCATCATATATATCACCAGCAATCTTAGATGACTCTTCGATAAAATAAACTGAACTTTTAACACTGACAAATTCAACAGCATCAGTTGTTTTATAGCTCTGTGGTGTTTTATTTTGTAAATTACCAATATCGGTATCATTATCAGAAATATTTCCAGCATTAACACCAATCGCAGTAGTATTATTACCAATATCGGTAACATTACTATTAATAGCATTACTATTATTATTAATATCAACACTATGCCCGTCAATTTCACCTTTATTGTTTTCAATTTGATTTTTATTAGCAGCAATTGCACTTTTATTATATGTCATTTGGGCGAATTCGGAAAATGTTAATATCCATGCTCTTACTGATGAAAATAGAATCCATGTTTGTTTACGTACTCCAGCGAATGACGGTTGCTCGATTAAAAAACCGTCCTGTGCTTCTGTTATGTCCTGCGCTGCATCATATGATGTACTTTTGAATGGTTTATCTGCCATGTTAAATTTCCTCCGTGGTTTGTGTTACTATATTGAATCCATCATCTGTGACAAATGTAAACCCATCGTCTGTTACTATATTTTCGTTAAATACTGGAATTGGTTCTTCAAAAAATACAACTCTCGATATTGCCCACATAAAATTGGGTTTATTTTTATATGTTAAAAATTCATATGCATCTTTTAATTCGATTGGTATTTCTGCAAATTCACCGTCTAGTCCTTCTATTATATAGATCATAGGCCATGTCCAAGTTTCATCTGGAATTGTTAATTGTGGCGGATCTACTCTTGAACCTTCAAAGTCTCCGAATACTGAATCTACTCCGAAAACTATATCGTCGAAAACTGTTAAATAATTAATTGCTGGATCACCTGGTCGACCGTCTGCAAATATTGTTGGGAGAAATTCCGCTTCAATTTCTGAGAATCCCCCGAATACTGAATCGACACCAAAAACTACATCATCGAATACTGTTGTAAAAACATCAAATACGGGTTTGGCTTCTGCAATAACTCTTGGATCTTCACTAGGTAATAGAGGTCGTGCGATAACTGGAATTCCCGATAATTCATACATATGATTCATACCGTCAAAACTTGCCACCTCTTCACGTGACCAAACGGCATTTAATCGCGCTGTTCGCTGTTCTGGGGTTAATATCTCACCTGCTGGTAGTTTATATGTTTCTTCCCATTCGGTTTGTAGTGTGGTCGTATTTGGGTAGAAATCAGTAACTATTGATTTACCGTCTTTATAATCACGATCACCTTGAATTGCTAAACCGTCGGAAATCTCTCTCATGGTTCCGTTATTCATGCCGTCCCATGCAATTTCACCAGTTGGAAATAATGATTTTAATGATTTTTCGATTAGGTTATCCATAAGGGTTATTATAGCATGAAAAAATAATTTAAAAAAGATTGTTTATTTTGGTTATTTTTGTAGACATGATTAGTTATAAAGGGTATTATATAGATAGTTAAATAAGGAAAGGTGGTACAGTGATGTTAAATAGAAAAGAAATAAACAGATTAAGAGAGTTTTTAAGCCAAGAGGTTGTTGAATCGGATTTTAAAACTGTAAAAGAGATGATACGTGATGGTGACTTTGATTTAGTTGGTTTTAGAGTATCTAAGAAAGGGACTGAATTAGTTCGAGTTGTTCTTGGTAATGTATCAAAAGAATATCCAGTTAATCATATTGATGCTACAACTTGGTTTAACAAATAAGCCCTACGGGGTAAGGAGATAATATGAATAAATATGGGATTAATAATGGATTACAACGAAGAGAAGTTGTGAAAAATGAAATAAAAAAGTTTTTAGAGGAGAATAATAATAAAATTACGCTAGTATTTTCTAAGAAGATGTATAAAAAATATGGGTTTACTCCTTCTGCTATAGGTGGACTTGTTTCTGAACTGAGGTGAATAATATGAAACTAGAAATCCTATTTACTGAAACTTTAAATAACGCAATATCCTGTAACATGGATATTGCGACAATAATTAATTTAAAAAATACTCATAAAAGGCAAATTGAAAACAATTTTAAATGGTTTGGTTATGAATCTTGGTTACAGGACTTAAATAAAAACTACCTTGTAAACAAAAAAGTACCCTGTGACGGGTACTAAGTTAAATCATTAAGGAGAGTATTGTGCCAAGATAACTAAGAAAATAAAATTTTGAATTTCATGACTGGGTTAAATATAATCTTGATACATCATAATGTCAATAATTAATTAAAAAAACCCTCTAATTAGATTAAAGGGTTTGAGCAGACTGTTTATTTTTTTAATATTTATCTATTGTTTTACCGTTATCATTCATTAAAAATACTGAATCAGATAAACAAGCGTATGAAATATATGTAGATGTTTTAGTATCTAAGAAATAAAGGTATGTAATATTCATTTCTTTAACTTCGTTATCTTCTAATATTTTAGGGTTAAATAAAAGGTCTACCCCTTGAACATCATGCTTTTTATTGTAAATAACCATATTACTTTCTTTATTATATTTATATTTAGTTGTTAAAAAAGGAGTAATCTTTAACTCTGTAAAATCTTCAACATACCTAAATACATTGATACCGTCTAAATCTGTGTAACCTAATTTTAAAATCATTTGTGTCTCCTGTCTGTCTGCCTAATGAAAATATAGTCTTGATACATCATAATGTCAATAATTAAGTATAACTAATATTAGCTGTAGCCCGATAACCTGGCATTAGTATATATGCATCTTCTGGTGGAAAACCTTGTTTAGTTAATCCGATATCTGTGAATTTTCCAGTTTCTCCTGTTTGTGCATCGATTGTATTTTGTGCAACTGCTGTTATTGCTACTTTTTCGACTGAGCCTTGATTTAATAGGGATAGACCAAGGATAAATGGGTTACGTGTTAGGAAATAATTATTTATTGATGCTTCTATTTTGGTTTTTAAACTTGCAGAAAGTGCTGGGGTTCCGTCCGTTATTACTACATCGTAAACGTCGAATGGTGAAACTAGAGCTATTATTCTTTTTTCTGCATTCGGTAATAGATCGGTTGACCACATTATATTTTTATTTGCTGTTTTATAGTGATCTTCTACGGCGTCTAATTGTGGGGCTGTTGGGGTTCCGTCAACATTATCATCTGCAACACAATATAATAGTTCCTGTCCCGGGAATGTTTGATTTACATATGGGTAACATCTAGTTATACCAGGTACTGATATAGTTTCGTTAAAAAACCATGAAGAGGTTCCAGTGTTTGGTGGGAAGGCTGCTAACTGTATAATTGCGGATCTCCACGCTTCCACGTTTTCCTCTTCAGCACCTACAACGTTTATTGCTGTGATTGTGGCGGTTGTATTAACTCCTGGGATTGTAGTTGTTAAAGTTATTTCGTCACCTATTTGTAGAGTACCCTCAACACCGTATTGATTAGCTAAAACGGTTATAGATACACTTCCACCAGAGATTAATCCACCTGTTTTAGTTGTGTAGTTTATTCCGCTGTTTGCGATCCAACGTGGACCGGTACTACCAGAGCCTAAAGTTACACCGTCGGTTCCTGTTGCTAATGCTTGTAATTCTGCTTGCGTACCTTTACCACGTGGCCTATTAACTAAACCAGCCCAAAATAATAGACCCACTTTTTCAGTTGCGGTTTGTGGAAAACATTCTTTTCTTTGATCCACATTATGGATTTGACACAATGTAGCTAAACCAGCTTGTGCATTTGCAACTATTCTATTATATGCAACGTCCACCTCTGGAGTGTTTTGATTAGTTTTTGACTCTATATCAGTTAGTGAATTTTGAGCATTTTCTTTTATTGATTTAACTTGTACTGGCATGGTTTATTTCTCCTTAAATATCTAAAACCCATAAGTTGGGCTAATACCAATATTAACACCAATCGGCATGTTACGACTCTGTTTAACTTCTGCATTGCCGTTAGATTTATCATTTATATTAATATCTAGTGTACCCGATCCACTTGAACCTTCTGGCGGTGTTGGTTGTGGGGTTTGTGCTGTGTTAGTATTAAATACTGATGGAAATTGTGGTGTTGGTTGTTCTGGTTGTAGAAATTCTGGTTTATTTTGTTCAGGTATATCTTTAAAATCTATTAGTGATTTCCTTATTTCCTCAATCTTTAGAGCACCACCTTTTGCAAGGTTTCCAATACCAGGGATTTTACTAATTAGTTCCAAAATAGCCTGTATTGGGGCTAATACTGCCGACAATAGAGTCTTTCCTAATCCTAATATTCCATTTAAAAAACCACCGTCTGCGAATGATTTTTTAATAGCGTCCCATTTTTCTGCAAGTACCTGTATTATTGAAACGGCTAATCTTATTGGAGCTAAAAGAAGATTTAATATTTTCTTTCCGACCATTATTAAGAAATCTAGGATTACTTTTCCTAACCATTTGAACCAATTACCCATGATCTTAACTACTGTGTTAACTTCGTCTATGTGTGTCCATAAAAAGGCTAATGCTGCACCGAATAAGAATACGGCGGTTATTATCATTCCGACAGGGGTTGCTGCTAATGCTACACCAAAAAATTGTGTGGCTATTGTTAAAATTCCCATTGCTATACCAACGGCTTTAATTCCAGCTGCAAAAATGACTAGGGTTTTCCAGTTTTTGGCTATGAATTTAATGAAAGATACAAATACTTTTGAAATTTCAACAATGGGTTGAATATCGAAACTTTGAACCGATTTAATCATTTCCTCTAAAGCTCCCCGACCATCTTTCTCGAACGTTTCGACAAATTGAAAACCTAATTCTAGTAATCCCGATTTTAATATTTCTATTTGCATTCCTAAACCTGTTCTGATTTCATCGGCTAGATCTTTTAAGGCTGTTGCGGATTCAAGTTTTGCCATAATAAATTCTATTTCTGATAATGATTTAGATAAATTAACGGCTCCAGCTACTGCATTCTTTCCAAATATTTCTGAGAATATACCTAATTGATCGGCATTACCTAAATCTTTTGATGCATCCCCTAACTGTTTCATTATATTAACCATGGATTTCATATCACCATCGGCGGTTACAAAATCTTTTTGACTTAATCCCAACCTATCCAATGCTGCTGTAACTTTGTCCGTTGGTGCTGCTAATCTTATATAAGCATTCTTTAATGCTGTTGCACCCATTGAACCCTTAATACCTGCACCACCCAATGCTCCAGTGATTGCGAAAAGTTCATGCATTCCTTCACCTGCAGCCGTTGCGATCGGTGCAGCTACTTTTAAGGTTTCGAATAAATCTTCCAAATCTACATTTGCACTATTAGCGGTTAAACCTAATGCTCTATTTATATCTTTTAAATTCTCTATTTTTTTGGCTGAATCTTGAACATTTTTACCTAATGCACCTAACAAGTCTGATGAAATATCGGCGGTTCTATTAAAATCTGCTTCGGCTACTGTTGCCAAATCTATTGTATCGGCTAAAACTGCCATGGCTTCAGTGGTTGTGAAACCTGCTTTTGCGTAGAAGTTTAAACCTGCTGCTGTCTCTGTTCCTAAGAATTGTGAAGTTGCTGCAACTGCTCGTGCTTCTTTTTTGAGCAATGCTAAATTCGTGACGGCTTGCTGTGATCCTAAAACGGTATCTTTAAATCTTGCATTCGCACCAGTTATGGTTTGGTCGAATTTAATAAACTCATTAGCAGCTAAACCAAAAGCACCAATTAATGCAACTAGTCCAACCATAGCAACACGATTTATTGATTGATTAACTTTTCCAAATGATCTTGAAATCATGGAATTTTTATCTGCCATGTTAGTTGCTAATCTTGAAAAAGACCGTGACATTTTTGATTGAGTTTTTAAAACTTGTGAACCATCTGATTTGTAATCTGTCTGAATAATAAATCTTCGTCCCATAGGTTTTATTATAGCATTAAAAATAAATTAAAAAAAGTGTGTTTTTTTGTTGGATATAGTAGACATGATTAAATGGTTGTGGTATTGTGTAGATAGTTAGGGAAGAAAAGGGGTACATGATGACAGAGATTAAAAGAGTTACTATAGCGTTAATAAATAGAACAGATGACCAAGAGACTTTAGAATCAATCACTTCAAGCCTAATAGCCAAATTAAGGTGGTCAAACCCTGAAACATTGACATATCAAAAATTATATTCAAAATTACAGGATACTGTTGAAAAGCTTTCTAATATGGGCGCAATTGATACAAGGGCGGAAGTTCCAAATGCTTGGGAAAACCCTTTTAGTACCGATTGTATCGGAGACATGTTGGCATAACAATTGAGCCCTTCGGGGCAAGGAGATAATATGAAAACAATTGAGCAAGTAGAAGAAAGGATTATAGATAGAGAAAAAGCTTTATCTAAAACAAGGGGTTATATTAAAAATTCTAAAGAAGATGATAATTATGATATTGAAGATTTAGAGGGTGAACTTGATAACATAAAAGCTGATTTAAGAATTTTAAGATGGGTTTTAGATTAACCTTATAAACAAAAAAGTGGGAATTTCGGTTCCCACTAATCCTATTTATTCCCAGAAATCTGCTTATACCTAGCATCTTCTTTCTGTTGGTCTATTTCATTGGCGGTTTTAGCCATTTCGTAATCCATGGCTAAATCTTCCCATGTTTTTGTTTTTACATACCAAGATGGTAAAACTTGAAATCGGGTACATATTACAAATACCCAATTAAGGATTAGTTGAAATAGTATGCTCCGATGAATTTAAGGTCTAACATATCGGTTATTTCTAAATTACTAAATATTTCATGATCTGATATTCCAGACATGGCCATTAATACGGCGTCGGCTCTTTTATCGTCCATAGTTCCAAAATTGATTTCTTTTAACTGGACTGATTGAGTTTTGTTTTTATCATTTGTCCATTTTATACTTTTAACTGTTGCCATTGTAACTTTACCAAAACATATTTCTGAAGTAGTTCCTGTATCTGTTGTAATTGGTTCGTTTAATGTTAAAACTAATTTATTTATATCGTCGTCAAATTTAATTTTCCCAGACATAATTTTTGTAATAAATACATCTGCGTCGACTCTTTCTTGTTGGATGTGTACAGGCATGTTATTCATTTCAACTGTCATTTTCTGCTCGACTACTTCCATTGAGATATTAAAACCGAAATACTTTGTAATTCTGTTTAATTCTGCAATTGCGTTCTCACGTGTCATAACTTGATTTTCGTTTTCATTGTCCATGATTTTTTCTCCTACAGATGATTCTGCTTTTAATTTTTTTCCCTTATAACTAAAAAAGGGTAACTACATTATATTATAGTTACCCTAAAATTACAATTATGTCCAATAACCGTCTAATGGGTGGACAGAGTAGGCTGCTTTACCTTCTCTGACTGTTACCATCCCGTCGGCTGCATTGTCTGGAATTATCATAACTCCACCAGCACCAACTGATGTGTAACCGTCGGCGTAAGTGATCTCACAAGATACACCGGTTCCTTCTCCGCATATTTTCATGGCGTCGTTTAAGGTTTTAAAAGTTCCAGCTTGATGTGAAACTCTTTCCTCTAAACCTGATACAACACCGGTTGCGATATCTATAATAAAAACAGGTTTACCATTATTGGTTTCCTGCTTTTCTGAAACGTATCGACCACCTTCAGTTACTGCTGGGTCGTTATCGCCTGATAAAGATCTCTCTAAACCGTTTAATACAAATTTTCTCACTGCTCCATGTACTGACATTTATTTACCTCCTAGGCTACTAATATGATATCGACTGCTGTTTGATCTCTGTCAATTAAAATACCACCAACATTGATTCTGTTATTACCTGACAATATAACAGGTAGTTTAAAATCAAATCTATCTGGATTAGTTTCTGATGGAATAATCAATGTATTTTTTAGCGTAAATAGTGCCGTAAATATCCATGCTTCTTTTTCCAACTGACTAGTTACTAATGCTAAACCTGCATTTAATACTGATGCGTCAATTGCGTTTGCACTTTGATTAGTTGCTGCAATAGAGTTAACAATTGCTCGACCTGCGTTTTTATCTCCATTAATGTAAATACTATAAAGGTTTTGAATGTTCCATGCTTTCCATCGGTTAACTTGGAATTTAAATGGTGCGTTCTGATTGCTTTCTGGTTGCCAGTAGCTAGTCATATCACCAATTTTAGCAAGATTGTTAGCGTACATAATTGGAGTTATTCCAGCTTTTACCGCTAAATCTCTATTATCGTATGCTTTACCGCCCTCTTTATACATTGCCCAATCTTCTTTAGGATCTAATGGTCCATATAGTTCCGATAGACCTAAATGTGTATAAGCTCTTGAACTCTCAAACATTGAGCCAACTTCCATTGTTGCGGAAACGTAAGTTGCGATCTCATATCCTAATTCTGGATAGTCTGGAGCTTCTAATCTAACATTACCACAATCATTTTCCCTACCATCTGCTAATGCTAATGCTGCAACTAGTCCAGCGTCACCGCCTGTTGTGTCACAAGTGTAAATACTAGCTGGCCTGTAGTCTCTAGGATCATATTGACCACTTTGCTGATTAGGGTTTCCAATTGTTACGGCTCCGCTATCTAGTGCTAATTCTGCTGTATATGGATGAATTATTGATGTGTGCCATGGTGTTGTTTCAGCTTGGACATAGCTCCATAAATCTGCTAAATCTGAAGAACCAGCACCTGAAACTGTACTTAATATAGCTACGGTCATATCTGCAGGTAGTAAATCAGATTCTTTTTGATTAACGGTTACACTCATTTCTGATGCTGTAACATCTGCGGTTTTAGAAACTATTGTAACAACTCCAAGTAATACGGTTGATTTAAATGGAAGTGCTGAATTTGCGTTAATTTTATCGTTTAACAATAGAGCGATCTCAGTCGGTGTTGAACCTGAACTTACTCCGATTTCTATAACATCTTGTAATAGATAACTACCAACACGGAAAATATAACTTCCAGAACTGGTTGCATCTTCTGCGAATGTAATTGTTTTGGTTTCTGTTGCACCGCCTGATGCTGCATCTAATGGGAAACAGGTTATCGGTATTTGACCACCAGCCCCTTTGATTTGGTACAGAACCATTCTATATAATTGACTACCAAAACCAAAAGTTTCACCGGCTTGTTTTAGTGAGATTATTGTATAAGCTTGTCCCTGTACGACTTCGGTTTTAAGTGGGTCAAATCCACCAGCTAATAATTTATCAGCTTGCAAAAATGCTTTTAATACGCCGAATATAGCTTCTAATGTAAAAGCTGTATATATTGACGCTAGGGCGTTATTGGGTAAACTACTCATTACGAAATATCTCCTTTTTCTGCTTTAGAGAAATTTAAATAATACTCTTCGTCTGGTTTAAAATAATCCAATGCGTTTGGGTTGCATATGTGAATTTCTAATTCAGCGGATGGAGTATATTTATTAAAATCAGAATTTTCTTCTGATCCATTGGTTATTGCTGTTAATTTGGCTTTTTTGCTTCCACCAAAATCTGTAACAGAATCACATCTAAATTTTGCTCTCATTTATTTGCTCCTTTCTATGTTTTATATTGGGTCTATTGTATCGGTTTCAATATTGTCCGATCCGGCAAATGCCACGCCTAATTCTTCGTTGATTGCGGATTCGTCTAATTTGAATTTAAAATCTTGAAAATAAATGCATAATCCACGGTTTGTAGTCATTGCACCCTCTGGGGTAACTTTTTGCATTGATTGAGGGAACTTATTTGCTCCTACATCAATACCACTATCATAAGACGGTTCGATTCCTTCACTTGGTGAACCTGCAACTTCCCTTCTGTCCATAACTGCACGGAAAGCACAAGTAATTAATATTTGCGCTCTGTTTTGTGCTTCACGAACTGAAGATTCATATTTAGTAATATCGTCGTCGTCTTTTAATGGAGCTCCAAAACCATATGAAACAACTCTTATTATAGAGTCTGATTCTTGTTGTTCTGTTTTCGATCCTGACGACTCGGAAAAAGTAACACTAGGGGCGTAAACTGCAATTGCTCCGTCTAAATCAGAACTATTAAAAAATCCTTCAGGTGGTTCAAAATCTAAATATTTAATATCAGAATTTGCTGGAATTTCACCATCTGTAATTTTTTCACCAACTATAAATTCAATCTTATTTTTAATTGGTGTCTCTAATCTAAAAACCTGCATTATTGCGCTCCCCATCTTTCATCTTTTTCTTTTACTCTACTAATAAAAAATAAATCCCCTGGTAACTGGTTATCCTCTTTCGGGATCTCTAAAACATAATCAGCGGATGCTGTATATGCGTTCGGTGATCCTGTCATTATCCAACTATTACCGGGTACTATTCCAGGTGTGGAAAGTGTATCTTTATCAAAATAAATGGAAGATCTTGCACCCATAGGATTGGAGGTGTCAAGATTATCCATTTTTAAAACGTGCTCAACATCGTTCCAAATTGGTTTTAAGTTCTCGTATACTGTCCCTTCTGGATCTGTTAAAGTTACAGTTACCGAAAAGGGTTCTACGATTTTTTTCATCAGTTTGGCGTGGCGGTTGAGCAAATCCATTTATTTATTCGTCCCCTTCACCTTCTGTTTCTGGTTCTGTTTCTAATTCAAGTTTTTTTTCAGAAATCAATGTTTCAAGATCACCTTTTTTAGTTTTAGAATTAAAATCAATTCCTAACTCTTCAGCTTCTAATCTTAGAGCTTCTACGGAACCTGGTTTAATTTCTGTCTTTTCTGGTTCAATAACTTCTGGTTTATTGTCAACAACAATTTTTCTAATTTTAAGACCTGGAATATTTTTTTCCATAATCTTTAATTCAACTGCTGACAATTTTCTATATTCACCGTCTTTTGTAGTGATATTACCACCTCTAAGACCCTTCTTACAAAATACTTGATTTGGTGTTAAATACATTTAAATCTCCTTAAACTGTTGTTTCTGTGTCAATTGTTGCTGTAATGTCTAACACTTCAGGGGCATAAATTGGAGCATGTTGTGTTGATGCACCAAAACCATCGTCTTGACCAAGAGGGTAAAGGTTGACCATCATTGTTTCTGTTGGAATTCCAGAATTACCGATAGTTAAACCTGCGATTGCTGGAACCTGAATTATTCCTTTTTTACCAATAGCCTTTGTCATTACAGAATCTTCTGGTGGTACTTTTGTTCCAGGACCATAGTATGATCTATAGTACGATGGATCAAATAAACCTACACATATTGTTTCGCCTGTTATCCATGATTCAAAGTTTGAACTTGAATCGTCCTCTATTGTGTCATAACCTTCCGGAAGTGTGAAAAGGTGTACTTTTACGTTACCAAACTCTTCACCTCTTAACCATCCACCATATTCCATTCCGTTGTTAATTAGGAAACTAAATGGTTTTGGTTCGCCATTGTCTGGGTTAAAGTTATAAGTGTTGTTTAGCTTATTAACGTCTGGTCCTTCGCCTGGTCTTTGATCTCTGTAAATAGCTCTTAGGTTAGTCATTGCAGAATCAGATAAAAAAGCATATCTAAGTTTGTTATTATTAATTTGTGAATGCTTTCTGATTGCTTTAAAAGCAAGGGCAATATCTGTCCAAGGTTTTGCATTTGCAGCGTCAGACCATGCTGCTGTTACTGTTCTGTTTCCAAGAGCTGCAGAACGTGGGAATACTAATTTAGTATCACCTTGAAAATTATCTTTAATTTCCATTTCTGAATCAAAGTGAGATTGTTGACATAATTGCTCATTTTTTCTAATAACACGACAAATCATATCAAGAGATAATTTCATAAACCAATAACGACGTCTAAATCTTTTACGTTCGCCTTTATCTCCACCTGTAACTCTTTCTGGTTCACCTGGAACTCTTTTATTTAAAGTTCCTTCTGGTAATGCCATTTTTTGTTCAATTAAAGCAAATAAATAATCATCTGCACCAGATATTCCAGGTCTAATTGTGTTATTATCGGCACTTGAACCTGAACCTACTAAACGTCTAACTAATACGGCTACTTTTTCATTACCTTTAAAAAGTTCTACGGTAATTTGATCTGATGCCATATCTATAATAGCTTGTTGTAAATTATACATTGCTAAAAATGGAGTTGCAATTCTTGCAAGTTTTGCACTTTGATTCATTTGACTGTTCATTACAAACCGTGTTGTTGTTATTGTACTAGACATATTATGCGTCCTCCCCTGCTACTTGTATTGCATTAGTTCCACCTTGAACTATAATTCTATTCACTTCTAAAATGTTTAAAAGTTCGTCGTCTACTGCTAGACCTGCACCAACTATTTTATCAGTGTTAATTCCACCAGAAATTCCCATAGGAATATTTGGAACGTCTCCACCTGCTGCTGCTGCATCTGCAAGTAAGATTCTCCAACCTGATATAACAACACCTTTATCTGCATCAATTGCAGCTCTATATTTTCCAGTGTCTAAAACAACAACTTGACCTTCTACTAAGTCGGCTCCTGCTACTACAATTCCATCTTTATATTTATAGTCTATATCGTGAACTGCAAACATTAGTTCATTGTAATCTAATCGTGTTTGTGGTGCCATTAGTTCGCCTCCATTTTTGGTAATTCAACGCCCATCATTTCGGACATTTCAGCAATGTCTGTTTCTGCTGAAAGTTTTTCTTCATCTGGTTTTTTTGTTTTTAAGGGATCTGTTTTATCACCTGAATTTTTCTTTAATTCATCTTCTGCACTTAATCTCGCACTCTCAGTTTCCATTAACTTAATAGTAAAATCAGAACTTGCTGCACCTTCTGGTTTCGCCATTTCTTCAGTTATCATTGTTACCTGATTTGGGAATTTTGCTAATAGTGGTGCAAAACCTGCTTTTCTGTTTGTTTCTGCTGATGCTGCTAAATCTCTTTTATCTAACATCTCAATCATGTTTTGCTCTGTTTTTGCTGATGCCTGAGTAGCTGCGTCACTTGCAATTTTTGCAATTTCTTCTGCTGTCATTTCCATATTATTATTGTCCTCCGTATTGGTTTTTGGTATTGTTTTTTTATCAATACTGCTGGTGTTGCTAGTATCATTTTCTAAAATAGAATCAGTCATTTCATTTTGTATACTGTCAATCATTCCTACGTCTAAGGCTTCTCGTGCTAATAATGTTGCACCTTTTCCGTAAGTTTTTCTAACATTTTCGGGGGTGGTGTTCCGACCGTCTGCTACAAAAAAAGTAAATATATCTTCCATTTTAGTTATGTGTGCTTTTAATCTTAATCGATCCTCTTTTTTAGCTGGATCAATTGTTTTTAACGGTGCATTTTCAGAAACTATAGTATATTTTGTTATTCCTGATGCTCGATCTTTTGCGGTTGTGTCTGTCATTACGATTTTTACACCCAATGAACCAGATTCGCAAAGTTCCCCTTCTGCTTCAAATATATCACATTGTGAACCTAAAAACAAACCAGCGGAACAAGCTTGTCCGTGGATTATCCCTTTTGTTGGTTTTTTTGCGTTTTTTATTGCTAATGCGGTTTTTTCTAATCCGACCAAGTAACCACCTGGAGTATCAAAGTGGAATAGGTGTTCTTTTACATCTGAATTGGCTTCACCTTTTGCTATTGCATCCATTATTTCGGAATAGGCTGTAGCTTCTATTCCAAATAAAATTGCACATGGATCTACTTTTGGTTGTAGGACTCCGACAATATTTATATGACTAACACCTGATTCATCTACATTAAAAGACTCTTTTTGACTCTCTCTTGTATCTGAAATTAACTGAATAGTGTTTTTTACTTCATCGGCTGCCATATCTCCACGGATTAGGGATATATTATTCATATGCGAAATATACGCATTTAATTCTGGTTCATTCATTGCAAATAATAATCTAGGCATTTTCGGTAATCTCCTTTTTAACTGGTTGTATTATTTCTGGTGGATTAACTTTATCTTTTAATTTTTTCTCTAATACGCCACGTTCTGCGTTTTCTTCAAAACTTGTATCAGAGGTTTGTTGTGCTGCGACTTCTCCATTAATTAAAAAGTTTGTCATGTTTAAATCATTTGCTTTTGCTTCCTGCAATGGGTTTAATGATGGTTTTCGTGGTGTGATAACTGACATACTAGACCATGCAAAACGCTTTTTTGGTATTTCCCATCCTGGACACATAATTTCACTTGTTGCTACTTTACCGTTTAACCATATAGGATAAATAACTTTTGCCCAATCGCTGGAGAATTGTTTTAAATAGTATTCTATACCTGTTTTCCAAGAAATATCTATTTTCCCTTTTGATGCATTGTAAGAACCTTCAAATTTTTGAGTCACTAGAGCATTTGCTACCCCATAAGTAGCAACAAATGTATAATCTAAGTTTTTTTCTATAAATAGGGGGATGTTTAAATTTGGTCTAGATGTTGTATGTTCTGTAAATTTATATCCGGGTGTAAAGTTTTGTAATATTATTGCACCGCCGTTTACTTCTCTTGTTTCATATCCTGGAGGTTCGTATTTTTCTAGTGTTCCATTAGACAGAGGACCAGGGGCAAAACTTGTCCCTAGTTCATCCAGACCGCCTTGATTTCCACCAGGTTGTGCATTACTGTCTGCTGTAACTGATCCCATAACAGAACTACTAAGCCGTGCTGATTGCATTTCAAATTTCTTTAAATCTGTTGTGTTCATAAATTCGTGGTGTGCAAATGCGGAATCTGGTAAACCTCTTTTTTGTCCTGGTTCAGTTTGAACAAAACCGTGGATAACCTGAACAAAACCATTTTTATTTTTAAATGGGATCCTTACATATGGTTCACCAAATTTTGTTGGTGCTAAGAATATTGCTATTTCTTGATCTTTAGAATTGAACTCAATTCCTTTTTCAATATAGTTACCTTTTTTGGTTATATCATCGTGATAACTTGCATATGATACATTAATAATCTGTCCACAATCGTTATGAGTTTGGATGTTATAGTAATAGTTGCCATATGCAAAATGTGGGGATTGCACTTGTAGAGGATTAAAAAGTTGTATTGATACATTTGTTGGTCGTTCTGGATCTTCAAAATATGATCTAGTAACTGCGAAAAATTCCCCTACTGTTAAATATTGTCCTAGTGCCATATCTGCCAATTGATCGTAAGTATTTTTTAATGATTCATCCCATGATTTAAGTTCACGGTCTTGACGAAATAATGCTTCAGTTTCTGCGCTCCAATTATTTGCGGTTTCTGCATCGATTCCTAAAACTCTACGGTTTGGGTGTGATTGCATCCGGGGTGCATATAATATTCTACGGATAAAAGTTTGAACTGCTCTTAATTCCATAGATGTTTTAGATTGAGAAATTGCTTTTTCCTGAACCTCTTCATGATCTGATAAATTTATTGCGTCATAATGTGCTGGTGAAATATTTGGAGTATTTGAATTATTGTTTTTATTATTTGCTCTTGGATAATATGCAGCTTCGAAACGTTGCATGTCATTGGCAGCCATGGTTAATTTATTTATAACTTTTGGTTCTAAACCTTTAGTATTACCAACTAATCCAGCGGTTGGGGAATATCCAAAGCCGTATTTTGCTAATGTGTTTACTGATCTGTTAACTTTTAATTTAGCATATTGCCATTTTTGTTTTTCTAACATCTATTACCGCCGAAACTAATTACTGAGGGTGGCATAAAAGAGTAGTAGCATGCTGGATCTTGTTTTTTTAGCATTGCTAAATATCTTTCTAATTGTTCTCTCTTTGCTCTAACTGATATTTTAAAACCATGTTTAGATTGACTAGTATCTAAATCTGAACTAGATACGCCGTCGTCTAAATCTTCCATTAGAGTTTTTATTTTTGTTTTCAATTCTTCAACTGTATATAATGCCATAAGTTATAATACCCCTATTTTTGTTTTTTTTCAAGCAATCAATATTTCCCATAATCGTTTCTGTTTTTGTGCTAATTCTTCTATCGTTATTTTTGGTATTCCGAATTTAATTGTTGCCCATTTCCAAAATTCATAATCGTTTGTAGATTCCCAACCGTTTAGAATTGACATATTGTACATGAATACATTTTTTGCCTGTTTTGCGTATAGAGCGCAGTCGAATGTTTCGTTTGCTCCGTGGGCTTGCCATTCGTAGTGATGGTGTGCGCCGTTTTTAATTATTGGAACTGCTCTTTCTGATACTAATTGTTTAAAATATGTATGGTCTAAATCGTGTGGGAACATCATGTAACCTGCAGGATATTCTTTTGTTACTAGGTCCTGTCTTAATCCTAGGGCGTTATATAAATCTAATTTTAAAGAGTCGTTATTTAGTTCGTATAGTGGCAATGGTCCACCAAAACCAGATTGATAACCTTGTAAATCTACTTTTTTAAATATTCCTTTTTTTGTTATACCTTGCCCCATAACTGGATATATGTTTTTACCACCGTTGCAGAAATTTTTAACTTGGTTTGTTTGGTGTCTGGAGTCGATAAATGTATATGTTGGTGGAATTGGGAAAACATTTTTTTCATGCATTTTCCTAAATTTTGCAAATGCTCCTGATCTCCAATCGGTCACTTCACCTGGGATAATATAGTGGTCAATTAACCATTCTCGGCCGTTTAATCCATAACCCCATAAACTAGCTTCAATTCTGGGTTCTTTATTTTTTATATATTTTCCATCTTTTGTATTTCCGGCCTGAACGTCTGCACCTAACATTGTATATATTGGCATTCCTTGTTCTGTGTTTGGAAGTTGGCCACGTTTATATAGACCTTTTAGTATATGCAAACCAGATTCTGGTGGGGCTTCTGAGTAATCGGAAAATGGTAAACCTAGTCTTAAATTATAAAAAGCTTGTAAATCTTTTGAACTTCCTTTTGCTGCAACCCATTCTTTTGCTAATTGATACCATGTGTCAAATCCAGGACCCGCATATAATGCTGAAAATTGATAAGATTTTGTTAGCGGTTCTGCTTTTTCTGCATTGTGTGGAATCCATTTTGCTGTACCGCCTAATTCCTCGCATAATAAAAAGTCTGGTTTTTCCTCTTCTTTGATATGGTAATCACAGTCTTTTGATTGACATTCGTAGTAAACGGAATCTTCTATAACATGGTTGTGTTCATCTTTTGTATATTTTAAATGTTCCCATATTAATCTTTGAGAGTGGCCACAATCTGGACAATTTATATAATAATATCGCTGGTCCCCTTTTTCAAACTCCGCCCAGATGTGTGAATTGTCTTTAAATATTGGGGTAGATATGTCCAATATTTTCCTTCTGCCTGCAAAAGTCATGGATCTAATAAACGCAACTTTTTTAACGTTACCTTGACCGCCACCTTTTTGTGCTGTTAAAACTAACTCTTCAGCATCTTCTATGCAAATTATTTGATATGATTGATTTCTTAGTTGGTTTAATTGTGCAAATGTTAAAATATCAAGTTTTCCACCGATCCAAGATTTACGCCCGACAGCGTCACCATTCCCGCCATGTTGGGAATTCTTTTTATATGAAGATTTTAATTTTAATCCTGATGCGTCAATCATGGGACCTAATCGTGTTTCATCCCATTTTATTAAAAACTCTTTTGTTGGGACCATACATAACACGGGTCCTGGATCTTCTGCAATTTTAAAAAGTATTAGGTTTTCAGTACTTCCTGCCGTGGCCCCCATTTGACCGGCTTTGCATATGTTAATTATTTCTGTAATTGATTGCGGGCTTAACTCCATTGCTATCTCGTACATGTATGACGATCTTGAAAATTTATATTTCCCAGGGAACGGAGATGTTGACGGAAGTATTCGAAGCCTCTCTGCTGTTTCTGCCACATTCGATGTAATTTTTGATTTAGGTAAAGAATCTAATTGTTTCTCTAACCATTCTAAATCTTGGAGGTGTGGTTTTTTTATTTTTAGATATCTCGTATTACTCATTTAAAGAACTCTTTGTGTCTCGCTTATATTTTTTGATCTCTTTTTTTATTATTTCTATACTTTCGGCGATCGCTTCCATTGCTGGTTTACGTGCCATATCGGTTAAATCTGTTTTTGATTTTCCAGCTTTAATTCCTAGTGAAATTTCATCTATCCATGAACGGGGTTGGTCTAGTAATGTTTGATTTAAGGCCATTAAGTAACCTATGCAAACTTGGCCTATGGTTTGTATTTCTGCAACTTCAGCACGGGATTTTTTTAGTTCCAATTCTGCTTTATCTGCTTTAAAAATATCAGATTTATGTTTTGCAATAGTTGCCTTACGTGCTAATTTTTGCAACTCTTCATCTTTCGGTTTTTCTGGTTCTGTATCTTTTTTTTCATTCTTAGGTTTAACAACCCTATCTTTTTTAACTACAACTTTTTTAACTACAACATTATTTTTCTTATTTTTTTTAGCTTTTAATTTTTCCAATTCTTCAGGAATTATTTTATGTGAATATTTTTTTATGAATCCATTATCTTCAATATCTATTTTTCCGTCGTCTGTAAAAAAACTATAAAAATCTTTTCCAGCTTGATGGCGTTTCCACATTTGAGAAAAAACCGATTCATTTATATTTGTAATTTTGTGAAGTCCATACCTAGTGATTATCATATAAGTAAAGTATAGCATTTTAAATATTAACTAGTCAATTTTTACTTTACTTTACTTTTTAACAACTCAGAATTTTTACAAAACCCCTCGCAAATAGACC